GTAATGAATCCAGCCCCATTCGTCAGTTGGTTCGTGTTGTTAGGGATGGATATGCTTTTTGCGACACTACCATCATAGCTACCACTTGCGTAACCACTCCATGACAGAGCGTTAGGGTTCTTCGCCGTTCCTGCGGTCGTAGCGTACTTCACTGATTGGTTGGCGATGTTCGAAGAGTCGATGAGAGTCTTCCAAGCATTCCACTTGCCAGCAACCTTGTGACGGAAATAAAGGCTTCCGTTAATACTGTAATCATTGGCAAGCAACATTCCATAGTTGGCATCTGCACTTCCCCAGTTCATTACCTGTAGCCAATCATTATCGGTAGGCGTATTCGTCACATCATTCATCTCGTAGATGTGAGATGCACCTCTTGTATTGAAGTCGTCTAAGTCGGTCACTATGTTCTCTCTAGTATGATAGAGGAACAGAGACTTTGCGTCCGCCGTTTTCATGTAGGCAGAGAGACTTTGGTGTGCAGTGAGGAAAGTAGCACCCTTAACAACGCTGATAGTCGTACCATTCTTGGTGATAGACGTAACCGCATTACCGCTGCCCGATACGGATATTGATGTAGCACTGCCACCCTCCAGTGACGTGATTCTAGTAGAGAGCTGCTTAATTGAGTAAGCTGATGCAATCTCAGACAGCGATTCTGATGTAAGCTTCAAGGCATCTGCATAGCTCTTTACACTACCATTCAACCCACCGCCACTTCCAGCAGAGCTAGTTCCGTATGCGCTTATTCCACCTGTGGCATAGAGATTTCCGTTAACCTTCAAGTCACCGTTGGAGTCCTTCTCCAAGATGATGCCGTTGATGTTGATCTTGGTTGTGGTGTAGATTTCTCCCAACACATGCAGCTTATGAGATGGGGCAGTTGTTCCGATGCCGACGTTACCATTCACGCTAAGTTTGTTGGAGAGGTATACATCCTTGCCACCAAAGCTGCGAATCCAAGTATTGTCGGTCATGTACCAACCGCCGCCGTGGTCTTCACTATACCAGCCAGAGCTTCCCTTGCTTCTGAACCAGTTGTTTGTGTAGATAGTTCCTGCTGGTGCTGCGGAAGTATTGATATTGCCCACACCTGTCATGTTGCCGCTCACGTTAGCCGTACCGTTAAATGACTGCCCCCATATTGTACATGCCGTCTGTAGCTTCGTAGCAGTCGCAGCGTTGCCCACAAGAGCACCACGGAAGTTGGTTGCCCTCGCATCGCCGCTCACGTCCAGTTTGTATGCAGGTGCGTTAGTACCGATTCCCACGTTTCCGCAATCAAGCCATGAGTTCGCTCCATTCGTGGCAATCAGCCACCTTGTCTTTGTGCGGTCATAGACACCTCTGTTGGCACTTGTCAGCAAGTCTATCTGCCCGTTGGTGTTCGAGCACCTGATGATGGTTTCCGATCCTGCCGAGTTGGTATTGGTGAGCGTACCGTTCACGTTCCCTGTTCCATCGAAGCTCTGTCCCCACAAGGTGCGAGCGGTGTTGAGTTGCGCCGCCTTCGTAGCATAGCCCACCGTCAACGTCTTGTTTGTACCGCCAATGGTTATGGACAAGTTGTTGCCGTTGTTGGACAGGTTGGTGAACAATCCGCTGGCGTGTATTCCGTCCACCATGTCCGCATTATGCACCGTTGCCACGTCAGAGCCTTGTGCGATGCTTGTGTAGGCTTGGTTGTGAATGGCGGTCGCTGCGTCCTCAATGGTTGCGTATGCCTCGGTATGGCTTGCGGCGTTGGTTGTCTCCGTGCTATTAACCAAGGTGAATCTCTTGTCCAAGCCACCACGCAGGTCTTGCAACGTTCTGATTACAACAGAAGCATACGCGCCACGCATCTTAAGAAACACATCATAGTATGCCTTGCCTGTGGTCTTGTACATTGCAATCTTCAAGCTGTCCAAACCGTAGCCGTTGCGTGAAATCCACTGAATGCTACAACTTGCGTTTGCACCTGTGGAGAGGTTATCCGTTCTTATGTAGACTCTGGCTATTCCATAATAGCCGCCATTGAAGCCTTCAGAGATATAGAGTAAGATGCAGCCATCTGAATAATTACCTGTAAGCTCATTCACCTTAGCTATTCTTCGCCAAGGATAAGTGTTGGTGTTGCTGACGGTTGCATTACAATAGCTCATGTAGCCATTGATGGTGATGTTGGCAGAGCCATCGAAGTTGGCATTACCCATAAGGTCGCCGTTAAGGGCGATGTTCCTAGCCGTCACCAACTTTGTCGCTGAGTACACTTGCATGTTCGCCAACGATTTAGCAACCGTTCCGATTGTCATGCTCACTCCATTGTTCGTGTTGCTCAAAGCGGTGAATATGCCGTTGAGATGGACATTATCCAACTTATCCGCATTGGAGATTGTCTTGCTGTTAATGTAACCCCATATTGCCGATGCTGGTCTCCTATATATCCTATTCTTGGCGTTGCTGTCGTTGAATCCATTGTCGCTCGCCCAGGAAGTAAGAATCTCCGTCTTGTCGGTCAAGTTCGCTGTGGCTGTTGATATGGAAGTAATCAAGTCCGTGTCCGCAACGGTCACATCAGCCGAACCATTGAATGACTTGCCGAAGACCGAAAGGGAGTGGTTCACCTTGGTTGCTGTTGCGGCGTTACCTGTGATGCTTGCGCTAGCTGTAATGAATCCAGCCCCATTCGTCAGTTGGTTCGTGTTGTTAGGGATGGATATGCTTTTTGCGACACTACCATCATAGCTACCACTTGCGTAACCACTCCATGACAGAGCGTTAGGGTTCTTCGCCGTTCCTGCGGTCGTAGCGTACTTCACTGATTGGTTGGCGATGTTCGAAGAGTCGATGAGAGTCTTCCAAGCATTCCACTTGCCAGCAACCTTGTGACGGAAATAAAGGCTTCCGTTAATACTGTAATCATTGGCAAGCAACATTCCATAGTTGGCATCTGCACTTCCCCAGTTCATTACCTGTAGCCAATCATTATCGGTAGGCGTATTCGTCACATCATTCATCTCGTAGATGTGAGATGCACCTCTTGTATTGAAGTCGTCTAAGTCGGTCACTATGTTCTCTCTAGTATGATAGAGGAACAGAGACTTTGCGTCCGCCGTTTTCATGTAGGCAGAGAGACTTTGGTGTGCAGTGAGGAAAGTAGCACCCTTAACAACGCTGATAGTCGTACCATTCTTGGTGATAGACGTAACCGCATTACCGCTGCCCGATACGGATATTGATGTAGCACTGCCACCCTCCAGTGACGTGATTCTAGTAGAGAGCTGCTTAATTGAGTAAGCTGATGCAATCTCAGACAGCGATTCTGATGTAAGCTTCAAGGCATCTGCATAGCTCTTTACACTACCATTCAACCCACCGCCACCTGACGAGCCACTACCTTCACCATAGGCGGTAATGCCACCAGTAGCATAGAAGTTAGCTGCGGTTGTACCATCAGACTTAACTACTTTAATGGCAGTATTAGCTTTATCATAAACTAATCTGACATCACCAATTTGCACATAAACACCATCAGTATTAGCAATAGTTATACTGCCATTTACATCAGCATTACCATTCACGCTATTGCCCCAAAGCTTTCTTGTTGTTCCCCAATAAGAAGTTACTATGTTGGCAGTACCATTAAACGATGTTCCGTTTATAGTTCTAGCATTCTGTAATTTAGTAGCACTTCCAGCATTACCAGTAATTGAAGCAGAAGATGTAATGAACCCTGCTCCATTAGTAAGCTGATTAGTATTATTTGGAATACTAATAGACTTTACAGCAGAACCATTATAAGAACCACTACTATAACCGCTCCAAGAAAGAGCATTAGCAACTTTTGATGCAGATGCTACATTGTCAGTAACTCTAGCAAGTCTTACCCAAGGAGCAGCCCAAGCTGCATCATTACTTATCTTGCCTCCAGCTCTAGAACGGACATAAACTTCAGTAGTGCCAGCTTTTATAGCAAACTGAGTTTGGCACATATTAGGAGAAGTTGCCGTATTATTACTATCAGTATAAGACAGATTAATATAATGATGCCAACCAGTTTGTCCATTAGGATTAACATAACCATTCAACGTTTGATAGTTAGCAGTAGAACTAGCATAAGGTGCTGCAATATTAGACATACCCATACTATTCCCGTGTGTTGCAATATCGTTAAAATTGTTTCCAACACCACTAGGAAAAGCTCTTACTAAATTCAGTGCTTTAGAAGTTCCACCAATACTAATAGTAACCTTGTTTGCAACATCAGAAATACTGAAACCAGTAAACAAACCACTAGCGTGATAATTATCTACCATATCTGCGTTATGAGCAGTAGCTTCATTTTTAACCCAATTCTGAGTTGCATAAGCTGCGAGACTTTGATGTGCCGTGAGATAAGTAGCACCTTTAGTAAATGTAACTTTTTTACCACTTTTAGACACAGCAGTAATAGCGTTTCCAGTTCCGCTTACAGCTATCTCATTAACATAACTATCAAGGGACTGATGAGCAGTTAAGAATGTACCTTTTGTGAAGGTTATCGTACCAGTACTTGCATCATATGTTGCGCCTGTGAGGGCATTTCCGCCAGTTGGCACAGACACGCTGATACTAGGAACAGCACTTGCTAGATTCTGAATCTCCGAATAGAGCTTTGCTACTGAGTATGCAGAAGCAATCTCTGAAAGGTTTTCCGTAGTAAGCCTGATAGCATCAGCATAAGCCTTGACAGAGCCATTGAGACCACCACCGCTTGATGATGATGCTCCAACACCATAAGCGGACACACCACCACTTGTGTAGAGGTTAGCCACCTCTTCGGTCGTAGTATTCGTAATCTTCAGCGCCTTATTAGCTGCATCATACTCCAACTTGATGTTACCGATGGAGATATACTTTCCACTAGGCACGATGATGCTTCCATTGATGTCAGCGGTGCCATTGAACGAATTTCCCCACAATTTGCGAGCATTAGTAAGCTGGAGAGCCTTCTTCGCTGAACCGTTTGTGAAGTAACCTTGCAAGGTGGCGATACTCCCTTTGTTTGCGGATATGCCCGAAGCATTTACCCCTTCTGCCTTTTTCGCTCTTGCTACCTCGTCAGATATAGACTTGTTGATTCCGTCAACGATACCACTTAAAGTGTCTGTCTGCGCAATATTGGCGAGGAAGCTCACCACCTCGTTCCACTTATTGATAATTCCGTCCGCAGTCTCCTCGTCAGTAGTCATAAGGGCGTACCAGTCATAGGCACTATTCCAATGACTTACCTTAGTGGATGAAATGCCGTCCAGTACAGACTTATTGCTATGAGTATGCTTTGCTGATACCGCACCATCCCAAGCTGTCTGCTTTGCAGTAGTAGGAATGGAGTAACCAGAAGCAAGGGCAATGGCAATAGTTCCATTGGTAGTGATAGGCGAGCCGCTGACCGAAAGCCCAGTTGGGACAGAGATTGCAACCGATGTGACCGTACCTGTGTTCTTAGTATATCCGCTATCATTGCTGAGTTCGGACAACTTGGTAGGAACGGTTACGTTTATGGTTTTCGCAGCAGAGTTTGGGGTGTAAGTGCCTAGGCTTGTACCATTCTTCTGAATAGTCAAGCCGTAGATGGTCTGATGCGAAGTAAGATAGCTACCCTTTGGCTGATAGGTAGCCTTGGCAGCTGCTATCGTAAGATAGTCGGAGAACACGCCTGTCCCGAATGCGTTTATCTTGTCGTTGAGCTGCTTGATGCTCCAAGCAGTAGCAAGGAATGAAACTTCCGTCTTGCTGCTGTCTCCGTTGTCGGCGGAAGTCATGGCTGTAGCCTTTTCGAAGCCAAGGACTGAGCCGTTCAATCCGCTTCCTGTGCCACCGCTGACGGAAGAAGCACCGAAAGCCGTGATGCCGCCTGTCGCATAGAAGTTGGCGGCGGTCTTTCCGTCCGTCTTCTGAACGTAGAGATTGCCGCTTCCATCATTGATGATGTAGATGTCGCCAATGGCGACCTTGCTCTTGAAGGTAGCGATGCCGTTGACGGTAAGCGCACCTGTTATCGTTCCTCCTGCAAGAGGGAGATACTTAGCAATGGTCGAGTCCACTTGCGCCTTGGTATAAGCGTCCGTGATGCCATATCCTGCGATTGTAGTAGGCTTTGAGGTCAAGCTAGCGAAGGTATGGGTGTGACCGCTGAGGGAGAATGTGCTTCCCTTTGTCAAAGTCAAGGTGTGACCGTCTATGCTTGCGCTAGTAACGGCGTTCCCTGATCCACTAAGCGTAACCGTATTGACTCCATCGGTGACTCCATAGCCAGCAAGTGTTGTTGGCTTTCCCGTAATCTCGCTGAATGCGTGGGTGTGTCCCAACTTGCTATAGGTCTTCTCCGCATCGGCAGACTTCAAGTAAGCAGCCAAGGACTGATGAGAAGTAAGGTAAGTTCCCAAGTCAACGGCTGTTCCACCTGTGGCTGCTATGGTCTTCGTGACACCATTAATCTTCACGCTGTGCGTATGTGTCTTGTCACTCTTTCCGCTGATGTCTTGATGGGATGTCAAGAAAGTAGCTCCCTTTGTAAATGTCAGTTTAGTACCACTTTTCGACACACCTGTCACCGCATTGCCACTTCCTGTAACCTCTATGCTTGTCGCACTTCCTCCTTCCAAGGTGTTTATGCGACCTATGGCATCATTGATGCTGCTGTAGAGTGCAGCAACAGAGTAAGCACTAGCAACCTCGCTAAGACTTTCGCTTTTAAGGCTCTTGGCATCATTGTATGATTTCACCGTGCCATTCAATCCACCGCCTCCAGTACTACCGCTAGATGTAGTTCCGACACCATAAGCAGATACACCACCACTAGTATAAAGATTTGCAACTTCGTTGGTCGAGGTGTTCGTTATTTTCAACGCTTTGTTAGTTGCATCATACTCCAACTTTATGTTGCCAATAGTGATGTACTTTCCACTAGGCACAACGATGCTACCGCTTATGTCGGCTGTTCCGTCAAAGCTGTTACCCCAAAGTTTACGTGCGTTGGTCAGCTTGATGGCGGATTTCGCCGAGCCATTCGTGAAGTAGCCTTGCAAGGTTGTTATGTTCGCCTTGTTTGTGGCAATGTTTGTAGCATTTGCACCCTCCGCCTTCTTTGCCCTGTTAGTTTCGTCCGTGATAGACTTGTTGATACCACTAAGTATGCTATCCAATGAATCTGTCTGCGCAATGCCAGCAAGGAAATCCACAACCTCATTCCACTTGTTGATAACACCATCAGCAGTTTCCTCATCGGTAGTCATTAGCTTGTACCAATTGTAAACAGAATCCCATTGCCCTTGCTTTGATGTCGTAGGGATGGAATAACCCGAAGTCAAGCTTATGGCGAAAGTTCCACTTGTTGTGATTTCCTTTGTCGTACCAAGAGACAATCCAGTTGGCAAAGTTAGCTTAACCGATGTTACCGTTCCCTTGTTTGTGGTGTAGCCGCTATCATTCGTAAGTTGAGAAACCTTGGTGATACGGTCTGTAATATCCACCCACTTGTGCGTGTGTGCGCTAGGAGTGAAAGTAGAAGGCTTTCCTGTGATGTTTGCCCAATCCAAGCTAAGACCACCAAGTTCAGAACTGATGTTGTCGATTCGATTGCTGAGAGCCTTGATGGCATAAGCGTTAGGAATGCTTGCCAAGTCATTGTCTGTATACGTGCCTTTGATGATGTCTGTGTAGCTCTTCACGCTTGCGACCAAGCCACCGCCACCACCATTGTTAGTACCATCGCCGTATGCGCTCATTCCACCTGTGGAATACACATTGCCGTCAATCTTCAAAGCACCATTTACCACACTGAGGGTAATACTACCTAATTTAAGCTTTCCCTCTACCAACAAATCATTGCTTACGCTGAGTGTCGTAAAAGGAGCTTGCGGAGTCAAAGCCACAAGGTCTTTTATGTTAGTGCCATTGCTACCGCTCTTCCATGTAGGCTCAAAGAATGCAAGGTATGCGCCAAGATTCTTCTCGCTGATGATAAATGATGTAGGGTCAGCGTGAACCCTGCCATCAGTTCCCCACCAGATTGCACCACCTGCCACATAGCCCGAGCCATCGAAGCGGAAGATGGTGTTGGCAGGAGTCTTAGAGCCATCGTTGTAGTCCTTATCGACCATTTCGCCACCGAACCAAGCGGCAACACCGCCTCCCTTTGCAGACTTCTCCGTTATACCATTGATACCTGCCGTAGTGTTTCCGTCCGTGTCTCGCAAACCGATGAGTGATGTAAGAACCAGACCTCCGTTAATCTCAGTATCGGGAGCATCCATCAGAGCCTTCTTTAAATAAGCAAGGCTGGTTACGTCACCTATAACTACACCGAGGTCGCCATATATCTTGCTAGTGATATAGGCGTTTGCCAAGCCAAGTTTGTCATAGAATGCGCTGTATGCGGATTGAAAGTTGGTGAACTTCGTTCCCACGGCTGAGACGATAGCAGCCTTGCCGTTGGTATCAGTCTCATTGTATCTTTTAGATATATCTGAAAGATACTTAACGAGTTCCGTCTTGGCAGTCGTGAGGGTAGCAAAAGCGGTGTTGAGGTCGGTGAGTTCATTGGTGTTCGTCAGCACTTCTGCTTCCTTCACCTCATTGTACGACTTCTGTGCTGCCGCAAAAGCATCTTCAAGTCGCTTGGAATCCTGCGCCATAGCCGCAATCTCAGAAGGCTCTAGATAGCCATCCGTAACATAATTATCGAATGCCTTCTTGTTGCTTGTAACGGTCTTGCCGAGATTCGTAACATTCGTCTGTGCGGTATCTGCCGCCTTCTTCGCCTCTTCCGCTGCCTTCTTTGCTGCGTTCGCTACAGTATCGTCTGTGTACTTCACTTTCTTAGTCCAATCGGCTGCGCTGAATGAAGCATTGCTCTTGGTTGCCACGACAAGCTCGCCCTTGGAATATGCAACACCACCGAGGGTATATGCTGCTTCCAAAATCCAGAGGTCACGCTCCTCATAGGATGCAGGTTTGCTTACATAGATACTGGATTTGCCATCTATCTTGTCGAAAACCTCGGTAGGTACGTCCTGCTTATCCCATTTCGTACCATTCCAGAAGAAAGTCTGGTTGTTGCTTGTGTTATACCACAAGTCGCCCTTGTGCTTCTTCTTGGCATCATCGGTAGTCCAGGATGTGCTCGGGTCGGTTGACTGATACCAAGTCTCAGCCTTCTTGTCGAGCTGGTCTTGTATTCCCGTCAAGCTCTCCTCTATGGTCTTGGCGAATGCGTTGAGGTCGGAATCATTAGCCTTTACCCATTCTGATGAGGTGAAGCTGCCAGTGGCTCTACTCTTAACGCACACCATCAGAGTCTTGCCATCATCTCCGCCGCTAGCCCATAAATCGCCCTCGTCATAAGGAACAGTAGGCTGAGAGGTGAAAACGGTACGCTTTCCATCTGCCGTGTCCTGCGCCTTGCTTGCTGCGGTCATAGCAGTGTTGATGTCGTTATCCTTGATTCTCGCCCATGCCGTACCCGTCCATCGGTATGTGTAACCATTTGACGTATTGTAGAACAGGTCGCCAGCGTGCTGCGACTTCAATGTATCGGTAGTCCAGTCAGAAGCAGGCTTATTCTGAGTAGTAGGAGCATAGTTGTAGAACCAGGTCTCTACTTTCTCATCAAGCTGCTCCTTGTAGCTAGCCATATCGTTTTTGTACTCTTCCTTGAAGGTATTGAGGGCAGAATCATCGGTGTACTTGGAAGCCTTAGTCCAGTCAGCGATGGCAAATGACGAACCTTTTGCCTTGGCAGTCTGGCAGCGCAGGATTTCATTCTTGTAGATGCTGCCATCTGTAGGATAGGTAGCGTTTACCCAAATGTCGCCCAACTGATAAGGCGGAATAGGCTGGGCACTGAACACCTTCATCTTGCCGTCTGCGGTCTCCTGTGCCTTGCTTGCATCGGAAAGGGCTTTGGCGATGTCGGTATCTGCAATGATAGTCCACTTATAGGTGTTGCCATCCTTGGCAAAGCGGTATGCCTTGCCCGTCTTGTTATCATAATAAAGGTCGCCCAAATGGGTATCTTTTTCCTTGTCTGTCGTCCAACTGCTGGCTGGGGCATTCTTCAAAGTAGGCACACCATCGTAAAACCACGTCTCGATAGCTCCGTCAACCTGATTCTGAAGGTCAGCTATCACCTGCGAGTTCTTGATGAGATTGTTCACCTGCTCCTCGGTCAAGCCTCCTGCTGAGTTCTCCTTGATGTACTGAGACAATTCCTTGCCATCCACGGTAGATTTCGCCGAAAGCTTACCCTTAATAGATACCTGCTTGGCTGCGCTGTCATACTTGATGTAGCTACTACCCTCATAGCCATTCTCCTTAGTAGGTCGGTCGCCTACATACATATCGCCATAAACATTAAAAAATGCCTTGTTAGTCTGTTTGTTTACACCATACTCTACGTATTCTTTGTTGGCAAAAGAGTAGCTATTTATACCGTGGTACAAGCTGACGGATGGCGAATAGGTATCTACCGCCGAGAAGATAAGGCAGTTCTGACGTTCTACATCGGTTCTATTACCGCACTGCGACAATACATCACCTTTGGCAGGAACATCGCTTGCAGTAGCGCAATCGGTATCCGAGAGGTCGATATAATGATACTTCTTTCCTTCCAGCTCTACGGGTTCCTCGTCACGACCGATTACCAATCGCCAATAGAAGTGATTACCCACCTTATGGTAAGTGCCCTTGCGAACATTGAATGATTCCGAGCGCACTTGGTCGTTAACGGAGAAATCATTATCTACGGCATCACCTTCCTGCTCTGCTAAGAAATAGCAACGATAAGCCTTCTGTGACACATTATTATATGTCACAGTAACCTCTTCCACCTTGTGAGCCACCACGCCACCAGCAGGAGAGATAATCTCCTTGCCACCGATTGTAGATGTCTTCTTGACGACAAGCTCCTCGAAGATAGCCTTCATTCTCACCTCCAGGTAATCGGTGATGAGATGCGAGCGACCTTCTGCATCGGGAGTCCAGGAACCGCCGTTCTCTGAATTGAAATCACCCACATTCAGACCTGCCAGAAACTTCTGTACCTTTTCAAAGGTAATCACGCCATGGGCTACGTCATCCTTGTCTTTCGCCAGGAAATGCTTCACGCCAAACTGACCCAGATATAGAGGAGTAACCACCTTCGTGTTATCCGTCTCCAGGCTGAGATCATCGGCTACGCCATTCAACTCGCTACCTCCGAGGAACAGCTTCGTGATTTTCGCAACCTTGGCAGTCTGCGTATCAAAGGTGGCAGAGAGGATGGTTTTGAGGAAAGAGATGGAATCGGTGACGGAATTATACTTCCACCAGGTGCCATCGATACCGCTCGAAAGGGATTCGTCGGTATTCAGTTTTCCACAATCCACGTGTTGAAGCCAATCACGCTTGCGGGTCTTGCCATCAGCATCCGTCTTCACTTCTGAAATAATGCCCTGCAGATAGATGTAGTAGAATCTCTCGTCGCCTACCAGCTTGTCGGGATTGGCGATAGAGTAGCCGTACAGGTCGATGCGCTCGCTCGGATATACCACCACGGCGGTATTGTTGTCGGCGGTGCTCGTGCGGGGGATGGCTACATAGATGTACTTCCGCTCGGAATCAGGGAAGACGGAAGGGTAGGCAGCAAGAGGCCAGCGCTGGTAGTTGTGACCGGCATCATACTCCAGACCCGGAATGCCCTGCATATAGCAGAGGATGGATGCGCCGGAGACTACGCTACACTGGATGTAGTCTGGCTCACCCATCGCATTAAGCTGGATGTAAAGCGCACTGCTCGAAATCCAATAGTTTGTATTCTTTGCTTCTGTTGCCATTTTTTTGTTTGGATTTTTATTCATTTATAGGGCAAAGATAAAGGTTTTTGCGGTTTTAGGGGGGACAAAAAAGCTTTTGCCCTTTCAGGGCGCATTGATGATGCTGCCATTACCCAGGGTGTTACCCTGGGCTAGGAGCTGCTGCCCCTTCAGGGCGTATATGCGACGATAGGGGCAGCAGGGCGTGTAGACGACGATAAGGGCAGCAGGGCGTGTAGACGACGATAAGGGCAGCAGGGCGTGTAGGCGACGATAAGGGCTGCAGGGCGTGTAGGCGACGATAAGGGCTGCAGGGCGTACTGGCTAGAGGTAGGGACTTCCGTTGATGTCGAGCTTGGCTGTGAAGGAAACGGAGTACATATTCTGCGTGGTATTATCGCTGATCGTTATCTCGTCTTCCTGGGTGATGGTGCAGGAGAGCCAGGTATCTTTTACCTTCAGCCAGACGTGCTCACTCATCAGAAACTCGTGAAGGTACCAGTAGAGCCAGGCGGTATCGAGGGGGTCGCTCTGATAAAGCCACGACTCACGGTTATTCTGCTTCTTGATAGCGGACCGGGAGAAGGTATTGAAGGTTTCCTGCACGGCTATTGTATAAGGGATGGTTTCTACCGAAAGCTTCTTGCTGTAGGCTTTCGGGATATTAATGCTCTCCAGGCAGCCACGGGCATTGATAAAGCGGAAGGTACTGCGGGTTTCGGCTTTCGAGGATGGCAGGGCATAGAGGGCGTGACCGCCAATAGTCTGCGAGCCTTCCTTTGTGATTTTCTGTTCGGAAGAGGTAGGAGCGGTGAGTGCGGTACTGGATGCCAATATCTGTGAAGAGGCATAGGAGACTGGGTAGGAGAAGGATTCGCCTACAACGGTGACTTCGGGGATAGAAGTTGGCTTTCGGGAGAAGTCTTTTACTGCTGGGGATGGATTGGATAGAATGCGCTCCATATCCGACATGGCTCCTGCTATGCAGCGAAGGTCAGTATCGGTACCTGCGACAGGATTCTGGGGATAATAGACCTCGCCTACACCGGTATGCACTTCGCCGTTTTTGTTCATATACTCATCGTAGGCTTTTATGTACCATCTTACGAGCGGGAAGGTTTTTGTGGTGGCGGTGTACGGGAAATTGTCGAGGGGGATGCGGAGTGCAGAGGAGACATCCAGGGCTACGTTATTGCCTTCGGTGGTGACGGGTACCGTGAGCTTCACGGTTTCGTAGCTTCCTCCGTTATCAAAGTTTACTTCTATGATGACACGGTGGAAGGAGGGGCTATCCAGCGTTTCGGGCTGGATGGTGAAGGTGATGGGGTTCCCGGCAAAAATGGAACCCGATGTGAGATTAATTTTCTTTGCCATATTATTCTTTCTTTTTAATTACGAGATTGACTACATCCGAAACGAGCTTGCAATCTTTCGCCTCTTCAGGGGCAATCTTGATGTGAAACATCATTTCTACTTGCTGAATGAGATCGAGGAAATCGATGGATTCTAGCTGGACCTCATCACGAAGATTGGAGTGTTCTGTTACCTCGCAATCGACCCACGAGGTTTTCAGGCTGTTTACGATGGCGATAATGCGAGGAGTTATTTCTTCTTTTTTCATAACTATGCTTTTGAGATGATAAAGGATGAATTGGTACCGCCAAAACCGAAGGCGTTACAGAGAATATGATGAGGATCGTAATACTTAGGGCGCATCACCAGGTTAAGATGAGGGAAGGCGTTCTCCTCGGTGGTGGCTGCATGGAACAGACGGCCATAGGTAAGCATGATGGTGGCTTGTACGGCTTGCGATACACCTGCCATCCAGCACTCGTGGCCTGTCATGCCCTTTGTAGCTACTACGTTCGGGCAGATAGGGAAAATCCCCTCTATTGCCTTTGCCTCGGCTTCATCGCCCATCGGGGTACCGGTAGCATGAGCAAGTACTACATCTATCATGCCTTCGTCCAATCCTGCGTTCTCGATAGCTTTCACCATAGATACTTCCTCCTGATAGCTATCAGGGGTAGTGATAGCTTTTCCATTGGTAGAGAAACCATAGCCGGAAAGGGAAGCGAAGGAAGGCACCTTCTCTTCTCTCAGACGAAGACTATCCGATGGTTCGAGAATAATGCAGGCTGCACCGCCCGATGGTGCCAATCCATTTCTGCCTTTGCCAAACGGCTGCACCTTATCGGGTGAGAAGACACCGAGGGCATCGAAAGCTTCCATGCAGTATTGAGATCCGCATTCCTGCGCACCAATCACAATTACCATTTCAGTCTGCTTGCTATCGAGCAACATTTTTGCCAGTCCGATGGCGTGGCCACCTCCTGCACAGGCTGCGCTCACGGTAAGTGATAAGCCATGAATATGAAGGATAGATGCCAGGTTCATGCTGATGGTAGAATTGAGCGAGCGGAATAGGGTTGTTACCGGAAGTCTACGATTAGAGATGTTCTTTTTTACGTGAGAGACCACAACTTTGCTTTCATAACATTCTGAGTCGTTACTTACGATAAGTGAAACATTATGGTTTTCAAGAAACTCCTTACTGACCTTTGCTTTCTTCAGCGCCTCGAATACCGCATCGAGCACATAAAAACCATGTGCAGGCATACATTCGTATTGCGCATGGGTAAGTACATCCAGACGCTCTGCTTTCCAACTAGGCACATTGCCACATAAATCGGAATTGTATTTATCGCGGCGTTCGTCGTGATGTAATCCGCATTTACCCTTATAAAGGTTCATGGCTACTTCTCTGGTACTTCTGCCTAGGGCAGAATGAATACCTGTTCCGGTAATCAATATCTTTTTATCCATTTTTATTTTATTTTTATGTTATAAAACATATTTTCTATTTAAAAGCTTTTGCCCTTACAGGGCGACATAAACCACATCCTATATACCCAGGGTGTTGCCCTGGGCTAGGAGCTTCTGCCCTTACAGGGCGTACACCGTTAACTCTACTTCGCCCATGCCCGTCTTGGCATCAATGGTAGTATTCACCTTATCTATGAGGCATTTCATGCCACCTATATTCCACCAATCCTGCCAGTGATTCGGGATGTCGGCCACTTGTGCTACGGTGGTGGTACATCTTACCATAAACTTCTTTCTGTTCAGAAGGAAATAGGCGTAGGGGAGAATGAAGGTATCGAAGAGACCACGGGAGCGGACCTTCTTAACTACCTTACCGTTTTTATCTACTTCATCGGCATTGCAGAGCACCAAATCCTTATACTTCGGATCTTTTAGCCACGATGGTTCCTTGAAGGCTCGTATCTTCAGCGAGAAACGTTCGCCGGTGCCTACACCTTCCTGCACACCATTATAATCAAACACATTGCCCATCATATCCAGCGAATCGCAAGCCAGGGCATACTGTCCTGCATTGGTTCGCCATTTGGATGTGCCGAAATGGTCGTAGTTATAATCGTATGGTTGCAGGGTGGCATCACTACCGCCACCACGCATTAATGCCATGGCAAAGCCCCATCGTGACTTATCCTGCAAGGGTGAATTGCCATCATCCGTGCCCGAAGGGTCGTAGCTTTCCACGAGCTTTAATTTCTGTTTCATGTAGAAATCACAGAAAGAAGAAGAGATAACCTGGTTAATCTCCTGCAGTACAAACTCATGCTCCATATCCTCATCTACATAAGCGCAGAGGATAGGTTGCTGAGCCTCTGTAATCTGCACTACACTTTTTAGCAAAGGCTTACCTTCAAAGTCAGTCACATCAGCGGTATGCGAACCATAGGCTGCCTTTACCTCCTTGAAATAGTTTACATCGTTGAAAGGTACCGGAGTGAAATCAATGGAAATATCGTGGATAAAGTCTTCGTTCTCCTCACTACAATCTCCATATTCCACGCCCTTGAACTGACCTACCTCGAAGAGTACTGGCTTTAACTCGTTGGAAGTCTTTGCCTCCTTGTTGACCTTTACACAATAGGCATTGCCGGTGTTGCGGTCGATGTAGCAGTTTTTATCACCAGGGTTATGGATGTTATGGAAGAACTCAATGTACTTCATATCGGTGACGGTTCTACCCATCTTGCTGGTGTCGCCATCGGGCAGTGGATAGTCGATGAAGTTGTAATCGGTATCGTAGCTGGAATCCTTTAATTCGCCCTTGGCGTTGCGCACATAACTCTTCTGTTCCTTAGCATCCTCCTCGGCTGAATAGCGCATACGCACACCGGTAATCTTCTCGGTCATCGGAATCATCGAATGGATTTCGCAGTGGAAATCCCTAGTCTTTCTGCCGCTCTTTCGCATCACGTCGCGAGTGAGATAAGCCGTGACCTTCTTCTGCTCGTAATCGTAGGAGAACTTGATACCGAATGCGTTTTCTAGAGAAGAGATGACAGTGCTCACGCTCTCGTCAGGGAAATTCTCGCTGTTGGCAACCATATAGAGCACGTTTGCCTGCACCTCAAACTTCTTGATATTCGATTCGATGGTGATACCTGTTACTTTCATTCCCTTGCCAGGAGGAAAAGCAACTACCTCGCCCACCTGGATATGGCGGGTGGTAGCCACACCGTTTTCAGTCAGCGTAAGGTCGAGTTCCTGCACGTCCTTATCTTCTGCCTTGGTGATTTCAATCTGACCGCCGCAGCCACGGCTCTCCAACCAGGAATTGATATGCTTCTGATCCTTAAAGAAGCCCGTCTTGATTTCGCCTACGGATTTAGCAGCCACGATTTCCATCTCAGGATTCGAGCCTTTTACGTAGCCCTCTTTATTCACGATGTCCTTTGCTTTCTGAATTTCACTCGCAGTGTAATAACTACCGTGGTGTGGATGCTCGAGGGTATCATAACTGCAAACGGTAGTGAAAAAACAGAGATGCTTCAAGTCTTCTATCTCCATCAGCGCATCCTTATCGAAGGTGACACCCAAATAGGTAAAGAGGCAGTCGAGGAAATAGAGTACATAGAAGCAGATGCCCGATTGCGGACGTTTGGCATCCAACACCCAGTAAGGATAGAGGTCTTCATTCGTCCATGAGCACTTATCCATTTTGATGAGGTCACTCGATGTATTCCCTTCATCATCCAGGGCATGATGCTTGTAACAGATTCGGGCATTGCAGTAGGTAGCAGGTCTGCCAGCGCCATCCGTCTCGTCATAGGCTGCCGAGGTATTAATATAGTTGCCGTTGGCAGTCTCTTGCGGTACATTGATTGTTATCGCACCAGAAGAATAAGATTTCTTACTCTTGTTGTAGGCATCGCCGATATAGTGTGCCGTATCAGTAGAGGTATATTCCTTGCAGCTTGCGGGATAGGAGAAACCGAGTGCCTGTGGTTCCAGCACCTTACTAGCTCTCAATGGGTCGGTCGTAACGGTGGCGGTGGCATTCTTTCCACCTTTCTTACCATCGGAATGGAGGTTGACTTTTACTACCGGGTTACTCCAAATATCCACCCTCACATTACCAATTTTCTCACCGATGATAAGCTGGTCCTTTACCGGAATATCACGGCATTGCAGGTCGCTGATAAGTTCGCTGAAACTCTGCGTGCTGGCATCGATGCTCATAGAGAGAGAATTGGTTATCTCTTCACCATCCTGCATAACCAGGGTACCGCTGCGGAATGGCAATCCGTCGGCATTGATTCTGACAGGCAGGTGCTCCATGTTCACGGCTTTCATAGCAGCGTGAACGTCTTCGATGTTCTTTACTAGCCAGCGGTTGCCGTCTAGCGGGATAGAGAAGGGATAGGAGAACATTTCCGTATCGTTGAATACCGGGTTCTGATCCTCTATATCTATAGAGAAATCATCGGGGAGCGCCACAGGCTTATCATTGATTAATATAGAGAGATGTGAGTTCATTTTCTGATTTCTATTTTCTGATATTTACTTTCTGATTTCTATCCTGGCGCTATCATATAAATCTATGAGGCGATGGGTAAAGGTATCTATCATTGCCGTACCAAAGGCATTGATCTTCTGATGCCCATGGTCGTGAAGGGTGCCATCGGTAATGAAGGCTACACTCTGGTCGTAGCATTCCGCTTCCTGGCAAGTTACCAGATGGGCATAATTCCGGGCGATTCCGTAACCTGCCTTGATGGTTGCCTTGCTGCCATCCAATAACTCTATCTTACAGCCTTCATTCATCACGAGGGCGGTAGCCGCATTATGGAGAATGACGTGCGCCTTGCCGAGGACGTATATCTTTCGGGAAGAGTAGAGGTGGATTTCCTCGTCTGTATCACCCACAAGGACGGTACCTGTAGGCGAGTCTTCATTATAGAAGATACCGCCCTGGTTAATATCAGCCTTAAATTCCGGATATACCGCCTTGAAAGCATCGATTACCTGCTGCGGTACCTCGGTGATTAAGCCGTGCCAATACTTGCGCCATGCCTCGCACATTTCGGGAATGCTCTGCGTGCTCTTGAAAGCATGCTGGGATTCCTGGCAGTTGCCGCTCTGGGCGAGGATATTAACGCAAAGGGTCTTGAAACGCTGCGTGCGCTGTTCGGGGGTTTCTTTATTCTTTGTCATTTTTTTATGATTCAGCATCCTCTTTGGCTTCTTCTATAGTTTTGGTGAGAATAGCTTCATAGCCAGCAAGCTCCTCTTCGGTCACGATGTCGGAGTAATCCTGACGAAGTTGGTCTATGCGCTCCTTGATGCCTTTCACTCTCGTTTGGGTAGATAGCTTATCCTTGCGAAGGATATACTTGATGCGGGCATCGGCTTCTGCCTTGTGCTTGGCGGCTGCATCACGGGCTGCCTTTACTTCTGGGCGGTCGTTGGCTATCTTCTCGGCTACCTGCTCGGCAAAACGAGGGTCACGGGATTGCGCCTTCTCGTAAAAAGGCTTAAACTGGGTACGGAGGGTCTGGGGATCGACGGTAAAGGTCTTCTTTGTGTAAGCAATGTACTCAGGGTCTCCGGTCTTCTCGCTCAGTCGCAGGTAACATTCGCCCATCTCTCTATCTACAGCCTTAAAGATTTCCGGAAGAATATCGCTCTCGATTTCTACGGCTCTTGTGGCTAGTTCGGCAATCTCAGCCTCGGTATAGATGGCGCTTTTACCCTGCGAGATAGCTTTCTCGTTGGCTTCTGCCATGGTCTTCGCCTGCTCTGCCTTGCTTGCCATCTCGCTACGAAGGTCACGCACGGTGTTCACCTGCTCCTGAAGGGCAGTAGAGAGGAACGGACGCAACTGCATCAGGTTGGGCATGGTAGCAGCGATACTTTCGCCGTTAGGGTTGGCTACGATACCGTTGTAAGTGAGTGGCTGCAGGGTGGTGTCCGGTTTCAGGCTAGGGAAGAGAGACTGCTTCGCCTCTTCCAGGGCTTTCTGCTTCTGGAGTTCGGCATAGGCTGCCTGCTCCTCCTTGGTAGGTCTGCCTACACGTCGCTTATCGGTAGCAGATGATGATGCAGCGTTGGCTTGAGAGTTGTTGTAGCTATTCAGATAGGCTATCATCTGTCGGGTACGGCGATGATAGTCTTTAAACTTACGTGAGTTCTCAATAAATGAGCGTGCATTACTTGCACCATCCAGGAGAGACAATCCCTGCTCATAGGCATCCTTCTGCTCCTGGGTAAGCATTCTTGCACCGATGGCAGGTTTCAAAATGTTGATGATTTCCTGTAATGATAAATTTTCCATAAATCCTTGTTTTTGTTGTTTATTTAAAAATTAAGAATATTTTTTGCCTGTTTTAGGCTTAATTCCCGATTAAACGTCAAATTAAGCGGTTTTGAAGACGCTTGATACGACATAAAACCGAAAATAAGCCTTTTTAGCACAAGATAGGGGTAACGAAGATACGGGAACCCTTTTGGTTGTTCTGGTAGCCTTCACTGCCATCCTTATCATTCGGTGAAGAAGCACTGGAGGCGTTACTCGTCGATGATGAGGAACTGCCTTCTGTAGCGCTATCGGCTTTGGCTGCATCGAGTTTGGCTTGCTTCTCGGCTTCCTCTTTCTTCAGCAACCGATGAATGCTTTCCCTTACGGTAATGGCATCATTGTGCGCCGTGGAGCGAGTCAGCTTATCAAAACTGATAACTGATGTACGCTCCTTGAGATAAGCCACTACAAGCTGGCGTGCCTTCTTCAGCATCTTGTCGTTCTCATCGGCCTGCAAGAGACGAGGAATGAAATCTTCGCCAAAAGCTTCTTCCAGATATTCACTCTGAATAAAAAGCATATCGGGGATGAGACGGACGAACTTATCTCTGTTGCCGTAAATATCGAGATACGGCTGCAAAGACTCACAGGTAGGGAAAAGCAAATCCTTGTGGTAGTAGTAGTATTCGCTCTCCTGCCAAAGGGTTACGATTTCCTCTATCGCTTCATGTCGCTTCTTCTCGGCTTCGGTTGTATCATCTTTGCCGCTATCTGTTCCTTCATCGGTTCCTTCGGATGAGGAACCCTGATTGCTGCCGTCTGAAGGAGTACCGACTTCTGTACCATCGCCCCCTGCTTCGATAGGCATAGGAGTATTCACTTCCTTTGCCCAACCCTCCAAGAGAGAAAGCAGGTTATTGAGCGAGATCATCGCTGACTGGCGGTAGCTTTCCTTGCCCTGTGCTATCTGCTTGTCGGTAGCTACGGCATAGTCGTTGCTGGAGGATACGTTGAGACCTGCGCCATTCACAGAGAGTGCTTGCTTCTCGATGTTCTGCGCCATCGCATCATTTACGATCATGCGCTGGGCATAAAGCAGAAGCTCATTCCATGGGTCGTTGGCGTAGGTACCATCAGCAACCGCATTACAGAAGATTAAGGGTTCTATGCTTGCATACTGCTTGCAGAGACGGTCGTATAGGGATGCTCCCAGGCGAGGCTTCAAGAAGTCCTTTTCGCTATTGTCGAGCATACCTTGCAGGTTGGCTACCTCGTCCACGGCATTGCTGGGGAGGTGGAGCCTAAGTTCTTGATTCGTGAAGAGTATCATTTTCTTTTTGCTTTTACGTTATTATATATGGACCAGCGATAGAATCGCTGGGAACGGGGGCGAGTTAAGAGGCTTCCTGTTTCGCCACTCCGGTCTTTGAGTTATCGAGGGTAGTCAATACCTCTCGGTCTATCTGCCACACCAGATGCTCGTCCCAATCGTTAAATCGGCTCAAAACTTCCAACGGGCGTATCATTAACTGCTGCAAGGGGGCAAACTGGATTTGCTTTACCAGGAAACGTTCTCTCAGGTCAGTACCGCCCGATGACGCTGTATCGCCAGGGGTATTGCCGATGAGCTTTGCATCAAGTCCCATGGCAAAGAAGATGATACTGCTTATTTCCTGCAGCTCGGTTTTGTCGGCATTCGCCTGATCATTTGCCTTGGTTTCGATTTCCACGATTTCCCAAGCCTTGTGCTCCTTTCCGTCGCTGCCCGTGAAGGCAGAAGAGATGAGCGCCTGACCTGCATTATCGGGGTTAGAGAGCCAGGTATTGATAGAAGTGAAGATTTCATTCTGAATCTCACCGTGGGTTTTCTTTTTCTGTTCGTCCTGCTGCTGATAGAGCCTGCTGATATAGTCCTGATGGATATAGATAACACGGCCAATGATATTGCTGTTGCGCTTTCGGGTGAGGCGGTCATCCACGATGGTGAAGGCATACTCAAAAATGCTGCCGGCAAAGATGGAGTGCCAAAGGGCATCGGCATAGTACGGACCGCCGAAATCCCGTGGCGACATGATGAAGCGGGTAGGTCGTTTCTTGCGGCTTACCTGCTTCTGACGTGCCTCACGGATATTGCGCTGCAAATCCTTTACGGCTGATGTGGTAGGGAGATAAGGGATAGCGGCTATCTTGCGATCTTCCTCTTTCTGCACGCCGACGTATTGGGTTGGGTCGAGCCACTGGTTGCTGACGTAGGCATAGTTGATGCGGTAGTTTTCGTCCATGCGTTCCAGTCGGGTAGTGAAGATGCTGCGGTGCTTCAGACCGATTACCTTCGGGGTCCACTGGGCGGTAGGAACAGCCTTACCGTTCTCGTCGAGGGAGCGCTGGTTAAGCTGAAGTTCTACAAAGCATTGTGACATCAGAGCCATATCTCCTGCCAGGTCGAGGAAGGTCTGCATAAGGTCGTTATTTTCTATGAAATCACGAAGCTGCGCATTGGTTTCTTCCCATTTGCGGAGGGCTTCTTTCAGAGATTTCATCTCCTCGCTTTCCTCTTCATCGGAGGATAAGACCTGCGATTGAACCACAGAGAACGGTGACTCCTCCTGCTGAGACTGCCCGTTCTGGTTCTGCTGCTCGTTCTGGCGCTTGGCTTCTGCGGCTGCCTCTTCCTTGGCTTTCAGGTCAGCTATCTGACCACGGAGCAGGACTCCTGCACTCTCGTAGGGGATATATTTCTCCGTGATGTTCCCGCCTACATACTGGGTGTAGTGATATTTGGCTGCGGGACCACGACCTACCAGTATCTTCTTGATGTAATCAACTCCTGCTGCCGTGAAAGGCGACATGCGGGAGAGCATCCAGATAAGGTTTGGCAGTCGGTTTGCCATACCCCATTCCATAAAGCCTAAGCCTTCGGTACCTACGCCTTTTGGTTTGCCCAGGTTCTCGCCGCCACTTGATGCAAAGATAGTGGAAACCTGCTGCCGTGCTGCAGAACCGCTTGCGTCGCCACCGCTTGCCGACATACCGGCTGTGGTTAGGAGCATGCCGTGAACGTAGTCGTTCCAGGAAAAGACCTTATTGCCACCGTTCTTAGGCGACGTAAAAGCATCTGGCCGAACGGCTACATAGCCTGCATCTTTCAGTTCCTCACTACGATTTTGGAGCTGCTGCAGGTTGGTTACTCTGTTTTTGTTTTTGCTTGCCATTTTTGCGTTTCTTTTTTATATGTTATCCTGAATGTGATGGAAAGAGAGAAGGGTGGCGATATACGCGCGCCTATTTCTCGCTTTCTGAGTGTAAAGTTAGGGCTTTTTATGGTTTTAGCGGGGACAAAGAGGGATACTGACCAGCGATAGAATCGCTGGGAACGGAGGCTAGAGGGTGGGTAAGATTTTGCTCTTTATCCTTGCAGCTTTTTAGCTTCAAGAGATACTCCTGGCACGTGAAGTTCTTTCTCGGAGAAAAATCTTTAAAATCCACCTTGCAGAACAACATCCGCTTATTGCACCATGCCGCCAAGTCCTTTTGCCACTGCGGTATTGCATGGTTGGGGTTCATTGGGTCTCTATATGGCTGCGCATAAGCATAAACTGCCCTGCCGATATGGTCGTGACGGAAGTCTTGCAACCGCTGCCACAAATAATGAATGCGGTTATAACATTCTTCAAAATCGTTTTTACCGCCTACCATCGTGTATAAGAAATATTCGCCCTTGAAGCCTGCATCATTTATCATCTGCATTGCCTGCTCGCAAGACTTTATTTGTGGCGTAGTATCGCAACCGAAACGGATGCGGCCATCTATCCACTTTACCTTGCCCAACAAGGAAGCAAAATCTGGAGTTACCAACCGGGCATCCATTGCCTGATTGAAATCTACGTATAGATGGAAGTCGATAATCTTCTGAAGCTGCTATCTGGCATAATCGCCAGCAGCAAGGATATTGTTATCCATCAGCACAACATGGTTTCTTCCCTCGATAGCGATTTCTTCTATATCCATATAAGGACGGATGACACCTTCTTTTTTAGGTACCACACACCAGGAACACTTGTTAGGACAGCCTCTTGTAAGGAAGCCATAAGCCGTATTCTTGGGTATATCGGGAAAAAGCTCATAATAAGGTTGCAGGCTATCTACCTCGGTCGGCAAACTGCTATATATGTCATATCCAGTTCCACCTTTTACTAACTTATCGTAGGAATACTGAGAGAAGTCAACATCAGGCGAAAAATTGAACACCTTGCTAGCATAAAGTATATCATAATGCTGATGATCGAAAAGATTTATAGGTTGCGCCCACTCTACATTATCGCCCTGCATTATATGCCAGCGTGCTAGTTTGCCTAATGCGAGATTAGGGTAAACCGTAGCGCCGAATTTTTTCTTTTTATGATGCCCATCTACATCTATTAAACCTATATTCATATCAACTCTTTTTCTTCATCATTTTCCTCTCCTCATCTTTTCCATTTCCTCATTCTCTTTCGATAACCTTTCGAGGTGTTCGAGAACGAGAGAATAGGATTGGGTGTTGACCTGATCTTCTGTTAAGCTAGCATACTTCTGCATCGTGGCGGTGGTGGCGGTGTAGATTTCCATCGGGGTTTGCGGCTTGCTGTTGTTTACCTTCTGCACCTTGAATACGTGAGGGTAGCGACGGGCTAGGGTGTGCATGATGCCACTCCACCAGAAGAGGATGACCTGCCAGTTAGCTTCCGGGTAATTGACGAAATAACCTGCGTTTTCGGTGAACTGCTTCGACTCGTAATGAAAATCGTATTTCGTGATGCCTGTTGTCGGATCGACGTACTGGGTGGTGGTGTTAAAGATGGTGGCAAGGAACATGTTTCTTGCACTGGCTACGCTCTGAGCTTGCGTCTGGAGTTGTTCCTCGGTGAACTTATCCATCTTCTTCATCTTTTCCAGGTTATTGCTCAAACGGGTGTAGGTCTGCATCATATCACTGGCAAAACGGTATTGCTGCCAGGAGAAGCCATCGAGGTCTGGATTCGGACCACGAAAGGCTTTTGCACGACGATACCACTTGGCTTTCTGTCCGATAATCGGATAGGGGAAGCGGGTGAGGAAATAGCCGCTATCTGCATCCAGCCAATCGAGAAGACCTGCGCCCTGAGCGATATACTCAGGGGAGGTTTTATCATCGGTCTTAGCTTTTGGGGAGAGCCAATAGTTGAGCTGCCAAAGATAGAGGGGAAAGTGGATAGCCGATTTGGTACCAGCGATGGAATCGCTGGGGACGGAGGCGCAGAGGGAGAGGAGCTTCTTCAGGAGGCTCTTTTTTTGCGGCTCTATGCTTACCAGGTAGTGCTGCTCATTGATAGGCAGACGAGGGTCGAGATAGGCATTGATGCTTATCCCGGCAAAGAGAAAGAAGACGGCTACTTTCACCTTCTGCATATCGAAAGGGTGATAGCGGTCTGCCTTGGATTTCTCTATCTGCTCCAGCATGATAAGGGCTATCTGCTCTAGCTGGGTGGGGGTGCATTGGTTCCAGCTTTTCGGGATGGTGAGGTTTATCTTTGCTTCCATATTACCACTTTATTTCTTTGCCATTATTGGAGATAAGACTGCCGTAGCTGATAGCATTGAGACGACGGAGCCAGCCTGCCTCGAAGCCCTTCTGACTAGGGCACTGGGCAATGACTCTAGCGATGTATTGCTTGCGGCGTGCCTTGATGCGCTCGAAGAACCGCTTAGGGTTCTGGCTATTGAGCGCCTTGAGAGTTTTGTTGCCTACGATACCATCGGCGGTTACGCCCAGCATAGCCTGTACGAGGGTGATGCCTGGTGTGCCGCTGATCCATACCCAATCTACCAGGATGTTGGCGATGCTCTGGTCTTTGATGCCATCGGCTTTCCATCGGTTCCAGTAGCAACGGCGAAGGATGGAGATAGCATCGGCTTTTGTGATAAGCTTCACGTCCTTTGCGTCTATGCGGCCATCATGGTTCTTGTCGTAACCTTGGGTTTGCCAGGTTTTCAATGTTACGCCCATGTTGGTAGGACCACCCTTATCGTTGGGGTGGTTCACGTAACCTCCCTCGAAGGAGAGAATGAAATCTGCAAGAGGTTGAATCTTTGCCATATCTTTTCTGTTTTATCGTTTTTATTCTGATGGCAAAGATAGCAAATGCTAAAAAGATGATGGGGACAAAGAAAGCCTCCCTGCGGCTTTTGTAGGCGCAAAGAGGCTTCAAAAAATGTTATCCCAATCTTTTTACTTTAAATACTTGCACTCGCTAGTGCGAAATCTATATTACCTAGTTCAAAACAAACTACATCATCGCGTGAGCGGACATATAGTCCCATATCTTGGTACAATCGTCTTCTTCGGGTTGCCAATCTGCATCCTGGAAATAGAAGAGATAAGCTGCCTTGATGATTTCATCTTCTGTCATATCGCTGCACAGGTCAGCGTACATGGCATTAAAGGCAACATATTTATCCCAATCGTTCACCTTTTCACGGAACTTCATGCCCTTGGTGGCATTCACTATCTGCGATTTTGTCCAATGCGCGCCGGATCCTATCAACTCACCATTCTCACCTTTCTTGCTGTACACAAGATGGCAGACATCATGGTTGGCCATTTTCTCACTGTAATGACGATCATAGAACACTGCGTGCTGGCGACGGAGGATACACCAGTACAATTCCGGATTTGTTTCCTCCAGGGAGGCGAGGTCGCAGCTCAACTGCTCCATCGCCTCCATCATCTTCTTCTCGGTAGCCACGCCGTGAGCGCGGGCTTGATCTATCAACTGAATATACTTCATCGTCTCTTACCTTTCCTTTTGTTAGTGGATAGTCATGCGATGGTGAGCGTTAAAGGAGCATCGCACACGAAAGTCTTGCTACAGGAGCAGCAGGCTACCTTGACAAGACGGTTTTTCACGCTGCCAAGAGATGTGGTAACGTTCGTGATTGCCGTAGCAGAGAAGACAGGAATGGTGAAATCCTGACTTACTACCTGCGAGCGGGTGCAGCAGGAGCCACAGTTGCAAGGCACGTAACTGATAACACCCTCTACGTGAATCGTTATGAGATATTGCGAAGTACCCACGTTGTCAATACTCTTTACAGAGAACTGAGGGTTGAAAACCGGAGTCTCGTCCACGCATGAAGGAGCACAGAGCTGCTGCGTGATATTTACATCATAATAGGGAGCAGTGGCGGTTGCACCTACTGCAAGCGTAGCCATGATGCAGGCTGGAATTGTTCTTTTGTTCATAGTCTTTTCTGTTTTAATAGAGCGACGACTTCACCGCCGCATTAATGTTTCACTTGATAGCCCTGGGTCTTCTCTACCGGAAGGTTCTTCTGAAGAAGGTCGGCGAGTTCGTCAAGATCCTCCTCGTCAAAGGTTATCACACCCTCCAGGATAGAGAGCGGTCCTTTGTAGCGAAGCTGCTCTACCACATCGTGCGCCATCTGCGGAATGCTCTCTTCGGGAATGTTCCCGAAATACTTGGCGAGCATCGGGGTGACAAGCGCATTGACCACAGGCTGAATCATCGGTTCTATATCGGCTTGCAGAGAATAGTTGCCGCTTACCAGTCCCATGCTGCCGATGGTAGCCTGGAGAGACTGGAGCATAGGCAAGTGCATCAGATTGCCAGCCGCTATCTGAGAGATGGCAGGGCGTGCCCATTCGGACACCACCGCTGCCAGGATTTGCGAGTTCTTGTAATCCATATCGTTTCTTCCTTTTATCCGAAAATACGGTTACTGATTACAAGCGCATCCACATCCCATCTGACAAACATTGCCCGATGGAATCATCAACTTAGTAACATTCAAAAGTGAAGCCACCTGCGATTTCAGCACGTCGATATTGGCGTTGGCAGCGGCATTGTATGCCATCTGCTCTGCGTTGACCGCCTGCTGTGCATCCTTGTTGGCATCCACCTTGTTTTCGAGCTGGCGAATCTTACCGTCAAGATACTGAGTAACCTCTACCATCTTCTTGTCGGCATAGTTCTCGCTCTTCTGGATAGCCAGTTCAGTCTTCAATGTAGAGTTCTCCTGAATAAGGTTGGTCTCACCCTTGGTTACGAAGCGTGCATCCGGGTCACTCGGATTGGCAGTCATGCCATTGTTGCCTCTGCCGAGGTTAAACAAGGATGCACCGCCACCCAGCAAACTGGTAGCCAAACCTGCGATACCAAGTCCAAGGGCGGTATTACCCAATCCCTTGCTGGCAACATCATAGTTGCCATCATTCGTTTTTACCTGCATAGTTTTTTGTGTTTAAATTCTTCCAATATCGGAATCGTATGCAAAGGTAATAGGAATGAAGTAAACTGAAAAGTGATTTTTATTAGATGTTCTTGCGGATAAATCATGAAGCAGGAACACTAATAGACAGATAAGAAAAAGTACAAACGTGCAGAAGTACATAAGTACAAATGTACTTTGGTACTAAACTACATAGTTTCTTCCAAAGCCTTGATATACGGAATGGCTTCGTCCCTGATAATGTCGAGGAAGAGTTGTGCCGAACGCTTCATGGGTACATCCTTCATCCAGTGGGCATTGCTCATCAGTTCTTCTCCTATGCCCTGGATAGGACGGGATATGAGGGTAGGGTGGTTCTTCAGATACAACTTCGGCATAAAAGTAACCAGGTGAGTATCTTCTATGATGGCAAGGTCTTCGTCGGGGTCACTGAGGATACACTTTACGCTTAATTGGGTGAGATCGTTCTGTAAATATTGCTGAAAAGTGTTGAAAACACGTTCGCCTACATCGGGCATGATGATACCGTGCTTCAGCAGGTCATCGTATGTTACCTTATCTTTCCTGGCAAGAGGGTGTGTGTTTCGCATGATGGCACAAATACTGAATGGGATGCAGGGATGGCTCTCGATGCCCTCGTTGGTATAGGCTTCGTTCATCGTAAAAGCGAGATCCAGCATGTGGTCTCGCAACAGGCGGTTCAAGCTCGTTGCCTTGGAAAATTCGGCATTCACTCTTACGTTAGGGTATCGCTCCATGAATATAAGTGCAGCCACACGGATATAGGGTGCGATAAAGGAACCTACACCGATACGCAGTTCTCCGGTCATGCAGTTGTTGAGTGCATTAATATGCTCCTTGCAGTCTTCCGCCAACTTCAGTATTTCCTTGGCACGTGGCAGAAGTGCCTCTCCGTTCTCGGTGAGCATGATGCTGTGCGATGTGCGTATCAGCAGCTTGCATCCCAGTTCATCCTCCAGAGCCTTGATGTGCTGACTGATGGCGGATTGGGTAACAAAGCATCGGGAGGCGGCGATGCTGAAAGAAAGCGTCTCTGCCACATACACAAACGAACGTAAATGTCTTAGTTCCATAATCTCTTACTATTTTAGTTACACTATATAAATTAAAATTTTATGCTGCAAAAATAAGAAAAATATTCTATGCGGAAACGCATTTTGCATTAAAAAATCTAATTATGGGATAAGATATTAAAAAATGAAAGATATGCGCAGTTTTTATGATGAAAAACCCCGGTATCTTGCCTTATCTTGCTAAGGATCAATACCGAGGCTTGGATTTATAGAGTGTAAATTGCCAATGGAACGCATTGGATAGGGGGAGCGATTATTCATCATTCTCGCCAAGCATAGCGGTTTCATCATTGATAGATGCTACCTGCTTGCTCCGCTTAGATGACTGCCGGGAAGCGGAATTGGTATCGCTCTTGTCAGTTCCGCCTACACTTCCCCCGCTGTGCCTGCACCATTACAGAGAGAATCCCAGCCACCCTCTGGGGTAGCAATCTCGTAGCGGCCGTATGTGGTAGGGCTAAGGGTACCGCTCAGGGTAACTACACGGTCATCCTCTGGCTTCTTACCTGTATCACCCTTGATGTTACCTGAGTCGTATTTGAAGTCGTGCTGCTTGTCGTAAACGATGATCGATTTATCACCGTCCTCGATGATGTAACCACACTTGAGGTTATTGAGGCCACGAGCCACATAAGCAGTATCGGCATTTACGCTCTCAAGAACGTAGTCCAAGGTCTGCTTGAAGCCTTTCTGGAAACCGAGGTTCTCCCAGGTGTGACCCTGACCGCCATCCTGGCACTCAAACTTGTAGAGACCCTTACCTTTCTTGAAGGACGCAGCAGTCAGCGCTGCATAGGTGTTCTTACCTTTCTCTGGTGAGAGAGAAGCAGCAAGCTCACTCTTGATAAAGACATATACGTTTACGCCAAGACCGCCGAAGTTTTCCAAGCAATCGTTCTCGGAAAGCAAATCCTTGATCTCTGGGCATGTTACTGTTTCTGCCATAATTGTATCTTTTTTAATGATTAAACGAAATGGCGACGGAAGCCATATTCCGCCAGGTCAGGCGACCGCCGCCGAGGATTTATAGAGGACTGCCTTTTCCCGGTTGGACCAGCGATAGAATCGCTGGGGACGGGGGCAGGGGAGGGGTTAACCCTTCTTGAAGAAGGCGGTGAGACCCATGCTCATACCGGTAGCGGCGAACTGGATCTTCTTCTCCTTGCTGCCAGTGCTCCAGTGAGAGAATACATCGGTAGTGCCCTCTGCCTCCAGGGTAATAACCTGGTTAGGGGTTGTGGCTACTGGCTTAGTGTACTCTACGCCGTTTACCTTCACCTTACCATCGGTAACAGGAGAAGCATCCTCCATGGCGGTTGTTACCACAAGGTTAGAATTGGTGTAATCACCAGCTACGTACTCTGCTGTTGCAAGGTTGCCGTCTGACATCGCAAAGGCGTACTTGAACGGATTGCGAATACCTGCACCTTGGATTGACTGAATCTGGAACTGGATGTCGCGCATATCATCATCGGTGCCCACCTTAACACCTACGTAAGTCTTGTTACCCTCAGAATCAACTGCATAGACGAAGTTCTTAGGGATGGTAACGTACATGCGATCACCCTCACCGAAATCTGCGATAGGGCAGAGTGTTACACGAGAGAGACCTGGAAGCTTGAAGTTACCGCCGTCCTCGTACTCAACCTTGAAGTTGCCGTGGAACTTGTTAGCGTAACCTGCAGCGATGTACTGAGCTGTCAACTCGCTCATGTAAACGAGAACGTTCTGCTTGCGCAGACGGGCATCCCACTTCAGGTGCCATGCCAGGAAGTTGTCGTATGGAGTAGAGTCGTTGTTGTCAGAAGGCTCTGCGATTGACTCGCAAGGAATCAAGTTGCCGTTAGCCTCGCTGATAAGACCGTCCTCGATGTCGTGCTTAACACAGGTATGGAAGCCGTCGTACAACGCCATAGCCTGCTGTGAAGCTGGAGTGTCCTCATCACCCTTGTCAAGACTGATGTCACCATTCCACAAACAGGCGGTAAGGTTGTCGGCATAGTTGCTGAGGATAGCGGTAGCAGCCTCTGTAGCGAGAGGGTACTGACCCTGTGCATCTGTACCGAATACTGTTTCGCAGTACTTATCGATGTTATCAGTGTAATGATCCCAAGCGAGCTTCACTGTAATTGTGCGCTCCTTCAAGAAGCCAACCTCGCTGTTCACCTTAGTGTGAACATCCTTACGACGGGTGGTACCACCCTTACGGAGCAGAATGTGGATAGTGCGCTTGTACTGAACACCAGAAACGATGTCGATACCCAAGCGGTCCATCTCCTCTGCATCGGTGTAACCTGGACCCATAAGGATTTCCTTAGTTACCTGCTCGGCTACGTGCTGCAAGGCAGTAGTGCCAATAAAATCTTTAGGAAGTGTTGCCATAATTTCAACTAATAATTAAAAAATAAATAAGAATGTTTTAACCTGAATACTTTATGTTATCCTGATGGTGGAGGGATTACTCCTCGCCTCGCTTGAAACGCTCGAAGGCCGCCTTGCGCTCGGCATTGGTCTTATACTTCGATGGGTCGAACTCACGGAGATTCTGAGCCTTTGCACCCTCACCGTTGTTCTGAGGTGCTGCGCCCTGTGCTGGCTCCTCACCTGGGTTCTCGTTCAACTCAGCAATCTGAGCGTCCTTGTCGGCGATGGTCTGCTGGGCAGTAGCGAGCGAAGCCTGTGCAGTCTTCAACTCCTCATCCGCCTTTGCCTTCTCCTCATCAGCCTTTGCCTTAGCGTCGTTGAGGGCTTTGATGTCCTCATCTGCCTTAGCCTTTGCCTCTTTCAGGTTCTTAATCTCCTCGTCCTTCTGGGCGATGGTTTCAGCGAGTGCGTCGTGCTTTGCCTGGAGATCGGCAAGACTCTGCTCTGCTGTGGTGGCTTTCTGCTTAGCATCAGCCACTGCCTGCTCCTGCGATGCGAGATGAGCTTCGAGGGTGTCGAGCAATGGGGCATTCATGAATGCGCCTTCCTCCTTCACCTCAATCTGCTGACCATCCTGCATACCGCAAGCGGCATTGATCTTTGGATAATTTGCCATATTGATTTGATTTTTGGTGTTTGTATGTTGATGATTTTCTTGTGCAGTGGATGCTGATGCCTGCTCAGGCTCGTTGTCTTCCGGTTCTGGCTTTTGGATAGAAGCCTCTCGTTTGATAGGCTCGGCTATGCCATTGTAGAGAGCAAAGCAACGCTGAACGCAACCCATAAAGGTGCTCTGGTCGTCCATAAGGATTCCCTTCACGTCTTCAGCACTAAATATCTTGCCCTTAAGATGCTTATCGGTTGCATTAGGGCAAGCTTTCTTTACGTCAGTTCTGAACTCAACACCCAACTCGGCAAGCTCTTTTACGAGTTCCTTATTGTCGTTCTTGTTGGCGATGTCACGGTAAGCCTTATTCTTGTCGAATGACTCTGGATCGTACTCCTCGTGATAAGTCTCATCGGTATATTTATCCTTTGAGCCATTAGCCAAAGTATAGAAGGCAGCCATCACACCGATACAACCAACTTCATCTTTCGGATTCAAATAATATCGCTCATCGCAAAGAGAGGCGAGATACATACCTGCACTGGCGCACATGCCATCTACCAGAGCAATAACCTTTTGACCTTTGGAGTGGGCATAGTCGATAGCCAAGGCATAATCATTTTTAGCCCAAGCCGAACCGCCAGGAGTATTGATGATAAAAAGATGACCTCGGCAAAGCGGATGATCAGCCGCACGCATCATCATATCGCGATGGTCGACAGAACCATAAGAGCAATATCCGCCATTTCGAGTGATAGGACCATCTACGGTGAGAACCGAAACAAACGGAAAGTTCTGCGCCCGCTCATCATCTTCCGGATAGTCGAGCTGATAGTTAGTTCTCACCTGCTTGCCATCCTCGGAAATCTGATATTCCTCCGGATAGTAGGTGTTGCCTTTATCATCCTTTGCAGTGACGAATCCACAAGTCTTTTCCGGTTTGGTAAACGCTGTATGAGTATTTAAGTTCTGCTCGATCGTTTTGCGAATGCCATGCACGAAATCGGGGTTCACCATCCACTTCTTCTCGGTCAGAATTTCATAAAGACCTTTCATTGTGGGTAATAGAATTTTAAAAATTAATGTATGTTATCGTTATCCTGAAAACAAATCTCCTTACCTTGATTGCAAAAGAAGACTCTTATATATTTTCTGACGGCAAAGGTAATGGGAAAACGTGGGCAGATAGGGACAAAATAAGCCTATATGTGGGATTTCATTATGATTTAGGGGAAAACAAAAAACCCTGCTATCTATCACAGACGGCAGGGCTATTAATTCAAATCTTACTAAACTAAAACAAATTACATTTTTAAAAACTATAATAATTAAGAATCGGCACTTCTTTTTAAAAACTGATTATGAAAGCGTAATCGGGATAAACTCCGACATCGCCTGGCAGGTTGCCGTAACGCTGCGGGTTTCAGCATCGTTCTGACTGGTTACGGAATCGGTGATGCGGAAGGTATTAGGCAGCGTATAGCAGAGATAAAGCGAATCATCCTGCTTGCGCAAGACTATATAATAGTCGTTTCCGTGCATATTCTTGATGATTTCGGGTATATTCTCCTTTCCGGCTTCGATATTGGCGGTAATCTCGAAGCTGAATGCGGTGCCGTTGCCACCTTCCTGGGAAGTCTGCTTGGCGGTGATGGCATCTGCCACCACGTAATTATCGCCTTCGCTGGTGGCAATATGGAGTGCTTCGCCGGCAAACCTGCAGCCATTCATCTGCAACACCCGCTGCACAATGAACGGGATAGGAAGGGAACTTTCCCTTGCAGCATAAAAATAAGCATCGGTTACTCCATCAAGAAATAACTCTCTGCAACTATTTGCTTTTTTCATATCTTTTCCTTGATTTATCTATTATTTAACGTTTATTATATTATGAATTAACACCTATTATATAAGGTGTAAAATCATAGCCACTGCACTTCATCGATGCGATTGGGCTTATCACGGCTATCTTTATACTGCATATCCACGCAGGAATAGCTCTTGAAGAAGCAGTGCTCCGTGCGGAACCACCTGCCGATGATGCGGCGCAATACGTCTTTCTCTTCCTCGCTGGCTTCTATGCCATATCGCATTAAGTACCGTTCCAACATGGCGTTATGGGAGCGGGCGATAACCCTGCCTTTGGACGTGCAGAAGTCGAAGGTGGATAGCGACCATTCTACGAGGCTGCGCTTGAAATCGTTGTTGAGTGAGACTACCAGGGCACGGATGCCGTACGTATCCAATGTAAAGGTAGGCTTTACGGAATAAACGGTATCGACAATCTCTACTTCGCTGGGCAGACGGATGCAGAGATAATCATCATGTGCGCCCTTGCCATCAGTAAGGCGACCATTGAGCTGCTGAACTTCCTGAAAGGTGAGCCAGCTTCCGGCATCACGGCGCATCATTACCTTGCCTCCGGCAGGGTGCCTACCCGTGAGCATATTGCACCATTGCTGCTGGGAGAAACAGCCGAGGTCGATACGGCTGCTGCGGGCTGGGGCATTGATGAGGGAGTTGCGCATGATGAAGTGCTCGTGCGAGTAGTTGCTGAACACTACCGGCTCATCCTTTGCCAGGGTGAGCTTGGGATCGCGGTGCCGGAAGAACTGGCAGCGGGAGGTGGGGAGACGAAGATAGATATTTGGCATTTTTTTTATTTTAGGGCGATGCCTTTCTGCTGGGCATAGTAGAGCATGATGGCATCGGTGACGTTAAGGAAGTATTTCTGCATGCTGTTGCCTTCCTTGGGGCGTGGTACCAGCTTATCGAGCTTGGCAGTCTGCTCCTCGGTGAGATTCATGAAGAGCTTCATGCCGTCGATGTAGCAGCCGCCCGACTCGGTTTTGGCGATAAAACTCTCGTTGAACTTCTTGTCTTCTCCGAAAAAGAGGTTGATGGCTTCCATCATCTGCTCTTGAGTGAAACCGGGGAGGGAAGGGTGCAGTTTGCGGTATTTCTCGGAGTAAGTCTTCATGCGCTTATCTACAAAGGCATTGATGCTATCGGAATACTCGCAGTAGAGTTCATTATCCTTCGACTCGGGGTTTTTGGTTCTCGAAAAATTGAAGAAGACATCTAACTGCTTCAACACCTGGGTCACAGCATCAAACTGGTTGAACTCTACGCTGCCATTGAAGATTTCCATCATATCAGCCTGAATCTGTCTTACGATGCTTTCCAGTGCGTCGGCGAGGAACGCCACCTTGTTAAGGTTGTCGGAAAGTTTTGTTACCTTCTGCTGCATATCGGGCTTAGAATAGTCTACGTAGTAGCGAAGCAGATGACCGAAGTTCAGAAAATCATAGCTTACTTCGCTGCGCAGGTTTATCTGTACAAGCAAGCCATACATCTGTTTGGCGAGTTTGGTATCTCTCTCCTGAATCGCCTTGATAAGGCCGCCCATCTGCGGTGAGTTAGAAGGAACACGGTTCGCGGCACGCACGAGTTCGTTACGGTTGCGCACGGCTGCAGCGAAATCGGAGTGGGAGAAGAGGGCTTCCAGGGCTGCGGTATATTTCTCGGCAGGCACATCCTTGAAATTAAAGGTGTAGATGGTTGGCAGATTTCTGATCTGCTGCTCACGCTTGGCCAATGCCTGCTGCTGTTGTTTTTTGTTTTTTGTTCCCATTGCTTTTTATTGCTTTTTATTGCCAAGCATTGATTGGCAATATACTCTATTAATCATAATCGCCCTTATTGGGCAATCATCTTATTTCTTTTGAGCCTCGAACATTTCCATTCTTTCGCTGATGATGCGGTTAATCTCGAAACTTACCTCCTTGGCATTAGGATGCGCCTTGCCGGTGGTTTCTCTGAAGCGGAGGTCGAGGATATGCTGCCACTCGCTGATAGTGTAGGTGTAGGCTACTACCGTATAGGTATCGAGAGGAAGAATGCCTCTTGCATCCTGCGGCTTCATGCCCGATTTCAGCAATCGGCGATAGAGCCAGTCGGAAACCTTGCAGCCGGAAAGATAGAGAAATTTCTGCCATTTCGTACCCTCGTGCAGCCAATGCGGGCGGGCAATCTGCACGCCACCTTTCTTCTCCAAGTTCACATAGCGAGTGCTCTGCTCGCTGATGCAGTTAGGCGATGTGCGGTTCAACTCACGGCTGGTGCTGATCTGCGTAGTAACAACCAGCGTCATGCGGAGGATATTGAGTGCTTCTATGAAATTATATTTCTGCGCCTTTTCGATAAACTCGGCTTCCTTCACATTGAATGGGGATAGCATTTCGAGAATGCTGCCATGCTCGCAGAGGAACTGCATGTTGCTGCTGATCCATACCTTCTTTTCCTGCACTGCATAGCTGATATATGGAGATGCGATAAGGAAAGACCAAAGATGTTTTGGCAGCCTACTATCGTTCTTCACGAAGAAGTAAAGGGTACCATGTCGGTACATGGAGCGGTGGCCGCTCTCCCAGAATCGGTTGGCCAACTGCACTGCCTGTTTCTCCAGAAAATCTTCTTTCTTGTCTTCAGGAAGATTCTCGTCAGGCTGCTTACCTTTGCTCTTGTAGCAAACTCTGCCTACACGGGCAATCTGTTGTGCGGCGGTCTTCTGAGGCCACCACTCAACACCAGGAATTATCATTTTCATATTGTTTCTTTATTTGATGTTTATATATTAAAAATCTGCTTTCCGCTCCACGGAAACAGATGGTTTCTCTTAAAAGAAGGCGCTGAGAAAACGGATGAAGTTCTGTGCTGCCACTCCTCCTTTTTTCAGTTTCTCTTCTGCCTCTGCTTCATACATCCGTGTTTCTCCGTTAGCAGTTCTGATGCACTTCGCTACATCCAGTGTAGTAATCAGCAAGCGGTAGAGCGATGAATTATTGCTGATAACGTAATCGAAGGAGTTAATATCCAGCGATACACGATATTCATCACGGTTGGTTCTTTCGGGAGCGATGCCGCGAGCCTTCAGTGTTTCGGGCTTGGCAGCCACATAAATACTCATCAGTTCAATATCCGGGAAATGCTCACAGATGCCCAGGAATCCTTTTTCGTCAATCACATAGATGGCGACATCTTCTATCTGGGCGAGTTCCGTCCAATACTCGTAGCCACCATATTCGGTGTAGGCAAGCATATCCTCCTTGGGTGTCTTGCACTCCTTCACGAAAAAATGCTCCTTACCGTTTATCTCGCCATCCCTCATGGGACGGGTAGTGAAGGAACAAAGCAAAGGGATATTCAGGGCGATGGAAAGGATGTTTGCCACCGTGTCCTTGCCTGCTCCAGATGGACCCATAATTGCGATAATCTTTTGTTTCATATCTTTAATTTTGTAAAGTATTTAAATCCCGCCTTTTAGCTATTTTCACTCTCCGAGAGAAAGCATTCTAAAACATTTGTATATTTATTTCATTATCTCAAGACCTTGTTTCCTGTAGGAAAAAACGTGAGGTTTCTGAGGCGTTTAAATGACGGATATTGCTGATTTACTCTATCACGAAAATCATCCATATCACCCATATCTACTGCATACTCCCCCATAGTCATCTCAAAATTCACGGGGAACGTCATGGTGATTTGACGGAGGAAATTACCCCCCCCGACATTACATCGAACACTACTTTCATCCATCGCTGACCTTTCTGGTCGAACCATGACCCCTTCGGGATTCTTACATTTCTCTTTGCCATAATCTTTAATCTTTAAATGTATTAAAATTCTTTTCTATGTATTCTGATATATCTCTTTCCAGTCTTCCTTGGTAAGGATGATGCCCGAACGCTTGCAGTAGTCGAAGAAAGTTGCCTCAGAAATTCTGTTGTAATTAGCAAACTGATTCCATCGCTTACGGAAATCCATCTCATTGTGGCCGCAGGTGGAATCAGCAGGACGGAAGCGGGAAACTCTGCGCCATAGGTCATAGCCTGCTACTCTATCCACATGGTAGAGCGACATGCCGCATTTAACCCAACCCAGATAACCGCTATTAGCATCCTTTCCGGCACAAATATCTATGCCTTGAGCCTCAATCTTCTCCACCAATCGCAGAGCTTTGCGATAGGTGATCTCGGGAGTATCACGTCTATATCCACCATGCGGATAGTTTCCGCCGAAGCCGGCACCAGTCGGATGACTGCCACTGAAATATGTGTTGGCATAGTTCATCACGGGCATCGGCGTAGGCACATTATCGGGTAGTTTGGTATAGGGCATCGCACGTTCATTAATATATATATGCTGCGGATCATCCCATGAAGCGAAACGCACACGGCCGATATTTCCGCAAGAACCATCGAGCATGATGCCCAGAGCAGCATATTCCTGCAGTAATGCCTTGAACTGCTCTTTGTGACGTTCGGGGTAAGCCAAGCGAACCAATCCGAACAGTCCAGTTCCGGAGCAGGAACGCATCAGCAAAGCTACCTCTGGGCGAAATGCCAACACTCTGCGGATATTCTCGAAATCGGCTATGCCCTGGTTGTCTTGCAGGTCAATATCTATCGCCAGCCATCCCGTATGCTGCTGAAGGTGGCTTTCTCTTCGGGAAACCATCACCCGCTGACCTGGATGAGTAAGACTATCGTCCTCGTAGGTAGCGAAAAGACCACTCAGCGTGGCACCAGGAAGCATCTTCTTGGTATCTACGTATTCCGGCATCTTCTTAGCTGCATTGCCATATTGCTGCCGCATGGCTCTCAGCTTCTCTACATACGGCTTCCACCTATCCGTAAGACAGAACTCACGGATAGACATCTGCGTGATGCACTCGCCCGTCTCCATATCAACGTATCTTCCAAGTGCATCCTTCGCATCCCGATAGATGGAACATATCTCGTCAAACATACCTTAACTATTATATTTCTTTTCTAAAACTGCTGCAAAGATACAAAAATAAATCGAAAAGAATATAGGTTATCTATATAATATTTGAAATAAGTTATATTTTTAACATTTAATATGGGTTTGAGAGAGGAAACCAACGATGGAATCGCTGGGGACGGAAGCGAAAAGGATGTTTTTTCAAAAATGGGACCAAACTTCCGATTTTGGTCTCAAAAGTCTCATTTTGGTCCCATTTTTATTTTGAAGGGCGAAATGTTAAAGTCCCCTAATGAGGAAAATGAGGGATTTTGCCCCACTGCTGACCCACCATTGTCCCACTGCTAGCCCCCTACGATTTTTTGCTATCTGCTTGTTTTTCAGCGATTTCCTTATTTTTGGTCTCATTTTTTAATTAATTTCTATAAACTAATGTACGCAGGAATGCAAAAATATATTTGGAATATGTAGAAAATATGTAGAAAATCCTGCATTTCTCTCGCTAGCTGCCACTCCCTTATATCCTCATAACTACCTTATTGTCTGATGTTTACGGCAAAGCCGTTAATGCTACTAACTTCTAGCTTGAGATTAGGGGATTTTGATTTTAGGGGAAAGAAAAAATACACGGAAAATTTTATATATAGTAATGAATTTCGGGGAAAAATGGGACCAAGATATGCTTTTGAGACCAAAAAGCCCACAAAATCAGCGAGTTATCAAAAGCCCACTAAATGATGGGCTTGGTCGCAAAATGGGACCGAAAAGAAATTGTGTCCGTTAGGCGTTCCTGCGGATTTGAAATCCGCAGACAAAAAAGGCTGCCTCGCTTCACAGCGGAGCAGCCCTGCTAACAATTAACTAAAACTTTAAAAACTAACAACTAAACAATCAACAAAAAATCGTTTCTACTTGTTCTTCATAAACTGATTAGCCTTATTCAGACTATCATGCAATCCGTCACGACCGTACATATTGATCTTGGCGTTGATAGGTTCATTCAGACGCTGAATGAGCGCATTCACAGCTTGCAGGAGCGCCGCATTGCTTGCAATGCTTGCGGAAACCAGGTCGCCTGCCGCTGATGCGCCAGGCGAAAGATTACCATTGCCTGCTTGCGTGCCTGCTGCAAGAACATCACCCACGTTGCCATCATCAAATGCCCTTCTTGCTGAGTTTCTTCCTGAGTAGTTGCGGTCGTAGTTGACGAGTGCTTTCAGCAAGCCTGGGTTATTCATCATCATAGCATGGGTGGTTTCACGGCCTATGACGATTTCCGGTCCTCTCTCGGCTACGAGAGACGGCTGCCCGTTCACGGTGGTGGCGGTTGGAGACGTGAGCATTTTCACACCCTGCATCTGCTTGCCATCATCCTCCTTTGCCAAATACACCTCGCCGTTATTGGCCATAAACGGCTTCTTGCCCTGTTCTTTATCATTATCATCAGACATCCAGTACAATTCACCTTTGTCGTCCACAAATGGCTTCAAGTCTTGAACGTTTCCGGAATCATAGGTAAGCATACCAGTTACAAGCTTGGTGTTGGTAGTATTGGTATTACTCTTCTTCTTGCCGCCGCTGAATGCCGAATTGAGTGCCCACTGGAGCAAGCCCATGAGAGTAGCCATTACACCTGCGGCTGCGATAGGGCCAGCGATAGGACCCAGGAAGTCAAAACACTTACCGATGGCACCAGCAATAGAGAAGGTCATTCCTGCTTGCGTGCGGTCCGCATCCGATTGAATGATGGCCTCGTTATTTTCCTGCGTTTTATTAAGGTTCTCAGTGAGCGCCGTTTGGGTCATAGCCATACCTGTATTCAAGGCTATCTTTGTGCCCTCGGTCTGCTCCTTGTTTCCGGCATCCGTCACATTCGTGATGTTCTGAACACCCTGCGTGGTAACCTTCTCACGTTCCTTATTACCCTTCTTTACCTCTTTACTCAGTTCCTTCTGGTGTTTCTTCTCCTTCTTCAACTGCTCGGCTTTCTCCTTGTCTTCCTTGGATTTGCCGCCACCAGTCTTGAACTCTGTATTCATCACGCCACCGATGAAAGAACCGCCGATACCGGCTGCGACATCAGACCAGGAATCGCCACCAGAGATAGCATCGGCTGCTGCCGCACCAGTTTGCGTTGCGGCATCCTGGTAAAACGCATTGGCATTGTCTCGGTTGCGATGTGCCCACGCATGAGGAGCACCGTTTTGCTGCTCTGGCGTACCCTGCTGCTTGGTATCGGTAGGCGCATAAGGCACGACGGGAGTGTTACCAGGCGCAATAGGAGATTTGCCAGGCATGATAGGCGAGCCATCAGGATTCCAGCCGATAGGCTGCTGCCGTGAACTCATATTCTCGAAACTAGACTGCGGTTGCGGAGTAAGGTAAGCTGCACCCTCATCCACCAGTCGCACATACATCGGGTTCGCCTTTGTACCGAGATTCGAGAAATCCTCCTTCACGGCATTGGCATCAGCATTGGCTCTTGCTGCATCAATGCCAGGCTGCGCTTTCTTCTTGGCTCGCTTGGCACCTGCATCGTTGATGGCCTTCCACATCTGTGTATTCACATCATTGAGTGCCATATTTGCCCACGATTCGAGCATAGACTTCAGAGCGTTCTTGATAGCTTCCTGTGCGCTGCTTACGTCATTGCGCATTTCGGCAAATGCCTTGCCTACCTCTGCACCGAAAGTTTCGATAGGCTGCACGAGCTGCTGCATCTGAGAGAGGCGATTCTTCATCGCCGTTGCCATTTGGTTGACATAGGCAAGTTCTGCCTCCTGACGAGCCTTGTCAGCTTCATCGAGGAGCTGCTTGTTGCGTGAGTTCTTGAAAACGAAAGCATAATAATCTTCTGCCATCTGCATCTTCATCTTCATCAGCTCCACCTCTGGGTCAGCAGTGAGATCACCGAGACCGAGGTTCGACCACATATTGGTTCGCTTACCGAAGAGCGCACTTTCCTGCTGCATCTTGCGAAGGGTTTCCTGGTTAGCAAGATTGCGCTGGTTGACCTTCCACATCTGCTCGGCAATCTTCTTTGCCTGATCGTAGGTCTTCTTCTGAGCCTCGGTATATTCATCAGAATACTGGATGAGCTTGTTGTAGAATACCCGCCAGTCTTCCACATTATTACCCAGCACACTCTGAATACGGGAACCAAGCGCATAAGGATCATCACCAAAGAGCACCTGCATCAGCAATCCCCTACCCTCTTTATTGCTGACATCAACTGTGTAAAGGTTGGCGATTTGCTTTCTTGCCTGCTCGTACATGGCGATGATATGCTTCTTACGTCTTTCTGCAGACTCTTCATCTGCCAACTCAAAATCGGTTGGATTGGCAAAGCCCATCTGATTGAAATCATCGTACATGCTCTGCTGCACGGCTCCAGTATAGTTGTGCTCTCGGGCTATCTTCCGTCGGGCTTCTGCCTGTTGAGCCTCCAGCGTTATATTATTCTGCTGATTCTTGGTAGCCTTGGCAAAGATTTCAGACGTAATGGAGTTCATCGGTCGGTTCAGACTGTTACCCAACTGAGCCATCTTCTCACGAAGTGCATCGACGTTATTCTTTTGGATGGAAGCGAGGAGGTTTTGAGAAAGATTCACACCAGTCTCATCGGTCTTCTCAACAAGATCATTATCCATCGTCTTCTTGAACTCCTCCCAGGTGTTAGCCTGACCAGCGATAGCAAGGCGCACCTGAGCAAGAGCTTCATTCATACGTCTCTTTATCGGTTCTATATAGAATTTCTGTTCTGTCTCATCCCTTCCGAGGCTTACTGCCTGGGATAATTTCTCATTAATCTGACGTTCGTAGAAGTTACGAACGTTATCCATAATAGCGCTTGCCTCGTCCTGCTTCTGCTTTAGCTCATCACGCCAGGAACGCTGCTGGTCACGTAGTGCCTGCTTCTGCTCGCGTGCCTCCCGCTTTGCAGCAGCAATGGCATCCTTATCGGGTGCTTCATTTTCAAGTGTACCAGGCTCATCTTCTACCCAAGGAGTATAGCCATCAAGATTAACTACCTGATTGAAGTAATCATTAATCTCCTTATCCTTACTTGTTTCACGCTTGGTTGCGTTTTGGAAATGAACAAGTGAAGACAACAGACCTTTATAGCCTGTAGGATTGCCCTTGACGGTTTTACCGCTATTATCAGTATAGGTATAGTTTCCGGTTTTCATATTGAAACGAAAACTACCCTGCTTGGCATCTTTTACATTCGCCTCGATAATCTTCTGCCATATCCAACCTGCACCTGCACCCTTGTTGAACATATCCATCACGTTCTTCTGGGTAAAGCCACCCGCATACAGACCAAGTTTACCAAGTTCTTTCTTGATACGGTTAGCCGCATTCAGGCGGTCCATCTGATAAGAAGGCATTACACTCTGTTTAGCTTCCTCACGAAGGCGGTAATAGGTAGCACGCTGAATTTCCTGTGCTAACTCCGAATAATGCTTCTTCAAATCGCTCACGCTCTTGATCTCGATACCCAACTTAGAGATATACTGGCGGAAATCACGATTAAATCGAGCAATCTGCGTATTTCGTGCGTTCTGCGACACATTCAGGGCTTCGAGTGTAGTTTTATAAGAATGGAGTTTTCGGGTAAGCGTATCAGTTTGAGATTGCGCTTCTTTCAACTTATCTTTCCAGGCATTGGCTTTGCGTGCTGCCTCCGCTGTAGCTTCAGCTTCCGCTTTTTTTGCACTGACAAATGCCCAAGTGTAACCTATCACGGTAGCAATAAGGCTTACGATAAGAGCATAAGGATTGGCTTTCGTTACAGCGTTAAAACCAGCCTGCGCTTTTGCGGCTGCCTTAATCGCCTTGCCCATTTCCCAGAAGAATATTGCCGTTTTATATACACCCAGACCCGCCAAGTAATACATCAGAGAAGGCAAAGCCCATACGAGAAGCTGAACTGATTTTACAACTGCTCCAATGGAAGCCTCCATAGATTTGTTGAACAAAGGGCTCTGCAATATCGTTTGAGATGCGCTATACCAGGCATCAGCAAGAGCTTTTACGCTATCTACTCCTTCCGGACTGACAAACGCTTTTTCCCAAAGATTATTGGCTCTTTCGAGAACACCAATGGCACTTTGCTGCTGCATCTTGTACTCATCGGTTACAGCTGTAGCTTCCTCGAATGCCTCCCTAGACTCGTAGAGATGATCCTTCAGTACATCTACGTTTTTCGACATAGTTACCATAGCGGTAACGAGTCGCTGACCATCGGAACCAAGGTCTTTAAAGATACTGCCCAGAGCATTCATGTTACCCTTGTCACGCATCTTCTCAAGTACCAAGACGATAGCATCCATAGCGTGCCCGGCAGCATACATATTCTTGATAGTGCCCTGCTGAATGCCCAAATCCTTTTCGATAAGGTTATGGTTCTTCTGCAAGGCTACGATGAACTTAGACATCGCCGTGGCACTCACCTCCGGCATCAGGAAGAGAGAATCAGATGCAGAACCAAGGGCCAACAACTGGTCGGTAGTGATACCCGCAGTACGGCTTACACCGGTCAATCGCTTGGCAAACTCTACGATATTGGTAGATGTAGAGGTAGAAGTAGAAGACAGCTTGAACATCGCCGAACCCGTAGCAAGCATCGCTTTTTCGATACCCATCTTCGGGATAAGACCCATCGTTTCTACCATTTTAGAAAGAGCCGGCAGCGCCTCCTCTCCCATTTCCTCGCCAATGGCTACATTGATCTTATCAGCGGCTTTAACAAACTGAGCCATACCATCCACGCCGTACTTACCCATGCCGAGTTTTGCACCCTGATAGGCAAGCTGGGCAAGACCATCAATAGAGGTTCGGGTATCAATCTTAGCCAACTCTTGGGCCAGTTTATTGACATCTTCCATAACCAAGCCGCTGACCTTACGAATATCAGTCAAAGAACCTGAAAACTCAAAATTCTTTTTAATGGCCGAGGTCATAACGTCTTTCAGTTTGCCTGCTGCTTGGAAAAGACCCATATACGCCGTCAAGTTCTTTAATGCGGTCTGCCAAGCGCTACTTTGAATCTTAATTGAGCCTGTCGCCTTATCAATATTTGCTTGCAGTGTTTTTAACTCTTTTTGCTTATCAAAGAAATCCTTACTAGTAGTCTCTACCTTTTTCAGTTCTGCTTCGAGCTGGCTGTAAGCCTTCTTCATTTCCTCGATAGAAGCCTTACCCTTCTTACTGCGGGCGATGACATCATTCACATCAACAACATCATCCTCCACCTGCTTGATTTCCTTATCCAGGGCTTGCAGTTGCTGCTTTACCTGCTTAGCTGCATCGGAAGACGGAGCCAGCTTGCCGAGTTGCTTATTCAGTTCGGCAGACGCGGCTTTCAAATCATCGAGGGATGCAGTCTTCATATTGCTAAGAACCTCATTCAGTTTCTCAGCAGACATGGCAGACTTATCGGCATTATCCTTGAACGCACTGAGGCGTTCGTCCAACATACCAAGAGCTTCCTTTATTTCCGCTATCTTGACAGTTTCAAAAGGAGAAGTATTGCCCAATTCCTTCTGGAGATAGCTCTTAGACCATTCCAGGTCATTTTTAGTCGGATTGCGAAGGGAACCCTCTTTATCCAACAATCCATCCTGTCGAGCCATCTTCTGAGCGGTATCATAGTTACGCTCGAAAGGCGAGTTGCTGGCAACATCTGCCATTCGGGTCTTCACGCTGTCGATTTTCGTAGCCAGGTCTTCCCATTCCTTAGAGAATGGTTCCATTGAACCTTTGGCTTCCTGAAGGACTCTGAGCATATCCTGCAAACTCTGCTCAGACTGCTGACCTAATGTCTTCATCCGCTCATTAGTCTCAGTAAGTGAAAGCTCTTCCTTTACCTCCTTCGCCTTACCCGTGAGTTTAGACAGACTCTCCTCTGCATCGGCAATAGAAATAGCGTATTTTTTCCATTCCTCGCTACCGATGTGTGTCTGCGACTGAAGAAGTCTGAGGGTATTGATAGCCTCACGAACCTCACCTTCGGTATGACTATCCATAAAGGTAATGGTGTCCTTGGCATCTTTTTCAGACATCACCTGCTTCACTTCCTTTACCTTGCCGGCAAGCGCTGCAAGCCGCTCCTCTGCCTTGGCTATCTCATCAGCATACTGCTTCCACTCGCTGCCACCGATATTACTCTGACCTTGTGCCTGTTTCAGGGTGTTGATGGCAGTCTGGATCTCAGTCTGCGAATGATTCTTCATCGTGTCGGTAGAAGAGAGCATCTGCCTTGACGATGCTACCTGCTGCTTGAACTGAGCCTGACGCTTTGCAGTAGCTTCGGCAGAAATGGCAGCATTGCGCTTATTCTGCTCGGCGGTAAGCATCTGCATCACCTGCTCCTGCTCCTTGTATTCCTTTGTACCGCGTCGGGTATAGTCCATAAGGTCTTTCTGCTGCGAAATAGCCTTACTGAGCCATTGATCGCTTTGCGTACCAATGCTTGCCAATCCCTCGCGTATCTTCACATATTTTCCTTCCAGCAGACGTATCTGGTCGCCTACTGCCTTCATCATCGCGCGGATGGAATTAGCCTGCTCCAGTTCTGCCTCTGACAAGCCTTCAAGCTGACGCTTGCCGTCGCCCAATGCACGGCGCAGATTGCGGAGTGAAGTATTACTAAGTTGGTCCACTACACTCTGCAAACGTTCATTGGCAGCTATATCTTTGATCTGTGCAGAAGCCAGCAAATCATACTGCTTCTTCAAATCTTTAATGGTTGCATCGAGGGCTTTGTATGGGTCAGTGTTCGGCTTCAGGGTTTTCAGCTTCGCCTGAGCCGCATCTATCTGGTCGGATATACCCGCTGCTGCCTCCTGCAACTGCTTCAGTACCTGGAGCGGCTGCTGACCGTTAAGCGTGATGATAGCCTCTGTTTTATTCTTTGCCATTGCTTTTTATTTTTAATGTTTATTTTTGGGGGATATGAGACCGACGATGGAATCGTCGGGAACGGGGGCGATATGGGTTACTCGTCTTTGCCTTCCAGGGCATTCATTATCTGCAACAAGCCCTGGTAGCCATAGTAATCGGCAAGATGGTTTTCATATCTCGTTTTCAGTCTTCTCACCGTTCGCATGATGGCAGGACGGTGAGATTTACCAGCCCTTCTATCCCACTTGCCGATATAGCGGGTTTTGAACTTGGCTTTCTTCGAGCGGTCCACCTTGTCGGCAGTGATATGGGCTGCAGGGTCACGAGGATCACCCGTCAAACCTACACCAATATCCACATAGCGGAGATAATCGTTATAACGGATTCCTACCATCAGATTACCCGTCTTTTCGTCGGCTTGATATACCGTACCCTCAAAGGATTTCTTACCTTCGCCCGTAGAGAACCACATGCCGTGTTCCTCGCGGTATTTGTTCACCTTCTCATAGCCACGATATACTTCTACCGGATAAATCTTTTGGGTATTGAAGTTAACTTCTATATCAAGAAGGGCTTGCTTCAGATATACGCCTGCCACCTCTTTCAGGGGTGCAAAAGGCGACTTGATGGGTTGGGTTCTGATAGGCATAGCTTATCCCTCCTTTCCGTCTTCTGTTGATGCAGGAATGATATATTTCTGCTCCTTTTCACATTGGAAATTATAGAGCGGACGGATAGTCTGCCAATAGCAATCAGCGAGGAGCCAGCTCGGACCACGGAAAAGAGGGTTTACACCATAGGCAAAACTCTCTATATCGACGGATGATAATTCTATGCCCAATTTAGGCTCTTCCGTCTTGAAGTTTCTGCCAGTGATAGGACAGATACCCGTGCGGCGAAGCTGAGTGAGATAAGAGGCGAGGTCTTCGCAATACTCCATCAGATCATCCGATGCAGCCTGCAATTTGCTGCCATCATATCTGCCCAACGTAGCAGAGGAATCTTTCAGTCGGGTAAGGAAGCAGACCTGATAGGTAATCAGGGCTTGCTTATCCGATTTTAGCTCTCCGGAGTTAACTACACGATAGAGCATACAGGGAGAGTGAATGATATTGGCGTTTCGGGAAAAGATATTTTCCTCATCAATATCACGAATGCGAAAGAAACTCTGATCCTCCAGCTTCTTGCTTGTCGGGTCATGGGATAAGGGCTTGTATATCGTAGCCCAGTGTTCCAAAACATTTGATATTGTCATAATTCAAAGGGATTTTAACACATTATTAACTGATAGCGTACAGAAATTAAGAGTTATTTGCACAGAGTGCTTTTTCTCTCATCATGTATTCATGCCCGCTTATTGATAAATAGATACCGGCTCTTGCCAGAATTGTCATTGCCTTTACTACCTCAGGTTTTTCGTTGGCTATCCAGTTATATTCACTAAACTCGAAGGGTTCGGAGTTGGAATGAAACTTTGCGCCTACTAATTCTTGAGATAAAAAGCGTTTGGCTTTAAAGATTTCCTCCAACGGAGGACGTTTGTTACTCGTTTCCTTTGCCATCGCTCGTATCCTCTTTTTTCTTATCTTCTTTCGGAGTAGCCTCTTCCTTGTTATCCTCCTCTTCTGTTGCTTCCTTCATCAAGTCTTTCAGCTTCACATTGAAGTGCCTTTCTGTTTTGTCGGCTACAATCTTCTGCATCACTCTTGCCCAGGGTGCCCCATTGCAGGTACTCTCGTTTTCGAGAATGCTCACGAGCTGCACGCCACAATAAATAGCGGCAAGATAGTTAGCGAGATGGAGAGGGTTCTGAAAATCGAGTATCACGGTATCTACCATCGTGGCCAGGAATATCGCAAGGATGAGGACGGAGAAATCCTTCACCATCTTTGCCATTTTCTTAGATTTCAGTTTCCCGTCGATTTTGCATCGAGGGTCTTTCTTGATAGCCTCCCGATAGCGGGAATAGATGCGGCAGTTGCAGCGCCATGCCGTGTAGCAGTCGCAGACAAGGGCGAAGAAGCATACGGCGATGTAGTTAAGGGATGGTTCCAGTGTGCACCACATCAAGCCGATGATGGCTGCAAGAAACCTGGTAAGGGTTGGAATTAAACTTTGCATTTCTTTTTTCTTTTTAATGTTATCCTATGTTGTCTTAATACTATTGCAAAGGTATCGGTTTTTAATTGAGAGATGGGGACAAAGGGATTTTCTTGTCCCAATCATTTAGGAGCGATTTCGTAATTTTGTGGGCAGATATAGAATTTTAAAAGGCGCAAAATGATAAACGAGCAATTACAGAAAAAGATAGATCAGTCTATCCGCCTCCTGCAAAGCGTACAGAAAAGGTACGATGGAGAGATAGAACTGGCTTATTCGGGCGGCAAGGATAGTGATGTAATCCTGCAGCTTGCCAAAGAAGCTGGTATCAGATACAGGGCGATATACAAGAACACCACCATCGACCCACCGGGCACTATCGCCCACGTGAAGGAGATGGGCGTGGAAATTCTCAGACCTAAAGAGAATTTCTTTCAGCTTATCGCCAAGAAGGGATTTCCTTCTCGCTTCTCCCGTTTCTGCTGTGAGGCTCTGAAAGAGTATAAGGTACTCGATAAAACCATTATCGGTGTGCGCAAAGCGGAAAGCAGAGCGAGAAAAGAAAGATATAACGAGCCTACCGAGTGCCGATATTTTGGTGCAAAGAAAGAAGAGAACCATGTGGAGCAGATTTACCCTATCTTAGAGTGGACTGATGAAGACGTAAGGGATTTCATTCTTGATAGAGACTTGAAGCTGGCTCCACTCTACTATGATACGGGGGGGCAAATCAACGTTACTCGAAGACTCGGCTGCATGTGCTGTCCTCTGGCTTCCAGACACAAGCGCCTTATCGAGTTTCAGAAGCATCCCCGCATAGCGAAGGCTTATCTGCGTGCCGGACAGAAGTACTTAAATACGCATCCTAACTGCACGGCGCTGAAACGCTACGATAGCGTATATGAATGGTTCACACGTGATGTGTTCTATTCTAATAATAAGGAGTGGAATAAGGTGAACGGACCGCTATTCGGCAAGCCCGATTACAAGACGTTCCTGGAAGGTCAGTTTGGTATCGACCTTATCATATAGCGTTTCGAGGTTCGGGGTTTTTGAACACGAATGACACGAATTTCGTTTTTCGATGCTCCACCAATTATACATTAAACATTAAACATTAATAAGGAATGAGCCAATTAACGCAAAACACCCTGCAGAGGATAGACAAATGGCTATCCAATGGTCTCAGCATGGAGACGATGTTCCCCAAACTGGAACAGCGGTACCGCATGCAGATTTGTGCCGAGTTCTACAAGCGATGGGTGCAGAACAACGATATAGACCCGCGTACCACCTGCCGCAATATCGCACGACGCGATTATACGCTCTTCGTGAACCAGGCAGGACAGGGCAACAAAGAGGCGCAGGAAATGGTGATGGCGCTGCATATTGATATTGACGATGAAGGAAATATCAAACCCCGAACGGTTACGGAACTAAATAATGATGTAGCGGTATGCAACCACATTATCCGTTTCTTCCAGACCGATGAAAGCCCTCGCCACAAGGCGATGTATCTGAGCAGCGCTGAATGGCTCATCCGCACAGGTAAACAGCAGAACAACGACCGCGCGGTGGATAAGGGTATGCAAGCCCTGGCTAATGTATATGGCAACTTCGTGGAGGATAAGGATGCTACGGATGAGATGCCGGATATGAGCCGCATTGCCATTACCCAGGATGTAAGCATCGTGAAACACGACCGCATCAACTATACCGATGAGTATAAGCGCAAGATGGCTCGCAAGTACGGTTTGACGGTGAAGGATATGCAGCAGATAGCCGATGAGGAGAGTCTGAATGCTACTCCGGAGAAAGCTCCTGATTACTTCGACTACATGGAAGAGGTGATGGAAGAGAAGGAGGATGGTAAACAGGCTAAAGAAATGAAGGAGGAACCAGCCGATGAGTAAGCGATACGGAAATCATCATCCCAACAAGATACCTCCCTTCCGTCCTGATCCGGAACACTGGACGAAGAAAAGCAGCCACGGCTGGAAAGCCAAGGTTGCCTACGAGAGCGAGGATGAAGCCTGCGAGTTCCTGCACCTGCACCCTAAAATCATGGCTGCCGGATATACGGCTTATCAGTGTAAGGCTTGCTCGAAATGGCATGTGGGAAAGTTGAGATAGTTGATAATTTATAGTTAATAGTTTATAGGCTTTATGGCAAAAGACTGGGTAGGCGGCAATGCTGCCGTATTTAAGACGTTAGGCGCAAGTAACCATAAAAACGGCGAGCGACAGCGTGAAGACTACTATGCCACAGAACCCGCAGCTACCGAATGGCTCTGTAAGATAGAGCAGTTTACGGGGGGGGGTAATTTTGGAACCTTCCTGCGGAGAAGGGCATATTAGCAAAGTGTTAAAGGCTCATGGCTACGATGTAGTCAGCCGTGACTTGATAGATAGAGGTTATGGTGATGTTGCAGATTTCCTTTCCATCGACAACTTAGAATGGAATGGAGATATTGTTACCAATCCACCATACCGATTTGCGTTGGAGTTCGTGGAAAAGGCTTTGCAGATTATTCCGAAAGGAAGAAAGGTTGCTATGTTCCTAAAACTTACTTTTCTTGAAGGAAAAGGAAGAAGACATCTGTTTAAAACGCAGCCACCTTGCAGGGTATGGGTAAGCAGTTCACGACTGAAATGTGCTGCCAATGGCGATTTCGATGCCATGGCTGGTAGTGCCCAAGCCTATGCCTGGTTTATTTGGGAAAAAGGATATAAAGGAGAAACTATTCTAAAATGGTTTAATTGATAAAGATAGAGTTATAGAGGATGGAATTAAATAAGATATATAATGAAGATTGCCTGGTAGGAATGAAAAAGATTCCGGACGCAAGCGTGGATTGCATTATCTGCGATTTGCCGTATGGCGTTCTCAATAAAAAGAGTGAAGGCGGTGGCTGGGATAGTATCATCCCGCTTGAGCCATTATGGAAGGAATATCTGCGCATAGCCAAACCCAATGCAGCGATTATTCTTTTCTGCCAAGGTATGTTTACCGCACAGCTTATGATGTCGCAGCCGAAAATCTGGAAATATAATCTTATTTGGAGCAAACAACGGGTAACAGGTTTTCTGAATGCTAACAAGATGCCTCTGCGCTCGCATGAGGATATTGCAGTATTCTATCGAAAACAACCTGTCTACAATCCTCAAATGGTAAAATGTGCGCCACATCAAAGGAATCATCGAAGGGGAGATGGCTCTCATAGTTTGAAGCGAGGTTGTTATGGCGATCATAAAGAAGTGCCTACTATCGTATCAGATGAAAAATTCCCAAAGAGCATTATCTGCTTCGACAAAGAGCATTCTGCCGATACCTTCCACCCTACGCAAAAGCCAGTAGCTCTTATCCAGTATCTTATATGTACTTATACTAATGGGGGGGGGTGCGTTCTCGATAATTGCATGGGCAGCGGCACTACCGCCATCGCCTGCATCAGAGAAAAGAGGAACTTCATCGGCTTTGAGCTGAACAAAGAATATTACGACAAGGCTTGCAAGCGTATTCAGCTCGAAATGGCGCAGCCTAGCCTATTTTAAATCTGCGAAATTATGGCAAAGATTATTTACTTCGGAAGCAATGGGTGCTCCGGGCACTACCCTATCGGTATTGATATGACACTGACAGGAGAGGAGTATAATAAATGGTGCGAGTGTGATAATGAAGTCTAGATAGAAAACATCCGGAAAAATCCAGGTCGTCACCTGATTCAACACCACGGCGAAACCTATACTAACTATGGCGTGCCTTTCTCTGTAGATGAAGATAGGGTCGGAGACCATACCGAACTCTTCTGGGAGGGAGTACCCTCAGAAGAAGAAATGATAGAACTCATAAAGAGCAACCAGTTTTTGAAACGACAATTTAAAATGTAAGCAACAATGATAGTAATAAAAATAAAAACATGGAAAGACTGGAAACAGGACTTCCTTAAATGGGTGCAAGCACCTCGGCGCAGTACTTGCAAGGAGTACGTAGATTATATGGAGGCTTTACAAAATCAGGTTCTCTACAAAATAATAAACGACACTTGCGATAAATACGGCAATATGCGTGAGGATCAAATTCAAGACATCACCGAGGCAGTCGAGAGATGCGTGGCTGAGTGTGCCAAAGAAACACGCAAGCTAATCGATGATTGTCAGCCCGCAAAACTCCTCTAAGACTGTAAAAAAACGGCATGTCTGCGGATTTGAAATCCGCAGGAACGCCTAACGGGCGCAAGGACGCTAAGCTAAAATCAACATACATTCAGGATAACAAAATTTTAAAATATGCAACAACCACATTTGATATACCTAACCAAATTCCAGCAGCAATCTCTGTATATGGCTGCGAAGGATGAAAGGGTGATTGCCGCAAGACGTGTGGGTAAAACCGACGGTCTTGTGGCTCCTTACGTCTGGATGGCTTCTAACTCTATGCCCGGTATGCTGGGAGCCTGGGTAGCCGTATCACGACAGCAGGGATTCGGCAAAACTATTCCTGGTACCATGGCTGCCATGGAACGAATGTTCGGCTTTACGCAGGGCATTCATTTCGGTTGGGGGCGACCACCGAAGCACGCCCGTGAGGCTATCTTCAAGCCGAAAAGCTATGATAATATCATTTGGTTTGCGAATGGCGCCCAGTGGGTGCTTATCTCCCTCTCGCAGACCGCAAGCGCCAACAGTTACACTTTTTCGGCGATGGTAGGTGACGAGGCGAGATTCTTCCCTTACAAGAAAGTAACCGATGAGTTGATGCCGGCGTTATCAGGCCAGACTCACCCTTTGGGCAACATCAACTTTACTGATTACAACCCGCTCTATAAATCGACGAGATTCCTATCTGATGCTTCGCTTACCACCAAGGGCAGTTGGCTGGAGCGCGAGGAGGAGAAACTTGACCTTACGATAGAATCAGGTAAATTTCAAGGCAAGACTTACCGATGGGTGCAGGAGCAGTTGGAAGACTATGCAAACAAGATTATCCGTTACAACGACCTTATCTATAATGCCAAAAAGACCGGGCATACCCCTCATGCCGTGCCACCCGATTTGAGATTGATGATACGTGCCATCGCCCTCAAGATGATTAAGCACGAGGGGCAGTTTAAGATTCTGCCTAACCACGGCAACCAGCTCACCAAGAACATGGTGGATATGGCGGTAAACTACAAACTGGTGGATGCAGCGGATGCGGAACTCATCTATGATTATGAATATTTGATAACTGATAAAGAATGGTGGGAGATGCAAATGTTCGACAAGTCGAAAGAATTTCGAGAAGGGGATCTGAGAGAACTTCGCCGTTCGGCATTCCTCGTTCGCCGTGCCTCTACTCTCTCTAATGTGGACTTATTGAGTGAGGATTACATCCGACAGATGCGCAGAGATTTGCCTAATTACACCTTCATGGTCAGTATTTTGAACGTAAAAATCAAGAAATCGAACGATGGTTTCTATTCTAATCTGGATATAGACAGGGTGCATGGTTACACGTGCGACGAGATAGACCCTTTGAGCCAAGCCTCATGGAGTACACAGAAAGCTACGGGCATTATCGGCGGCAAGAAGATTACATCAGAGAGCTATCAGCCGGACTTTAAGGAACTGTCCGAGAGAAACGACTGCCGTATGGATGCTGACTGCGTGAACGACCTTCCTCTCTATCTCGCATTTGACTATAACGCCAACATCAATACGTTGGTGGTAGGTCAGGTATATCAGCGTGACGGAGTGGAGGCAGTGAATGTTATCAAAAGCTTCTATGTGAAGAACGAACGCAAGCTGAGGGAGGTGGTAGATGATTTCTCACATTACTATGCTCCGAAGAGAGCCATCAACAGAGACGTGGTTTACTTCTATGATGCCACCGCCAAGCAGGGTGCTTCGTATGCGCTGACTGATGAGCGATTCTACCAGGCAGTGATTAAGGAGTTGGAGCGCAATGGCTGGAAGGTTACGGCAATAGATATGGGTGTGCCAGAGAAGCACGAGGTGAAGCACCGTATCATCAATAATGCCCTTGCCGGTATCGAATATCCTGCTATCCGTATCAATCAGACTCAGAACCCTGATTTGATTATCGCCATGCAGCTCTGTGAAGTAAGTATCGGCTATCAGGGATTCCGAAAGGATAAGAGTCAGGAGAAGAAAGCGGAGACGGAAGACAACCTGCCGTTGCAGCAGAGAACCGACTTCACCGATGCCTTCGACTCCTTATATCTTGGCTGCAAGTTCTGGCGAGGAAATATCGGCTGGTTCGTACTGCCGGATGGAAGGAACGTATAGTTTTAGTTGATAGTTTACAGTTAATAATTTATAGGACGACAAAGGGGCGGGTGTCATCACGACACCCGCCCCTTCTTTCTTTATACAAAACCAATTATTACATGGTAATACAAAAACTACTACATTATTACACGTTTGACCTTGACTAAAGAAACCTCCCGCGTTATCACAACGAAGGAGGACTTAGGTAAACAAAATACATTATAAATAAAAACAATCTTATAAAACAATCTTAAAACAAGATTAAAAATACTTATATATATTATTTAAAAGAATGAAAAATTCCTAATTCTCTTGATGATCTCTGAGATATTTTTCACGGAAGTTACGGAACATAAGTTCATGCAGCTTTACTTTTTCCGGACTCAGTTTAGCCCATTCCCCGCTCCACTTTACCTTTTTACTATAAGAGGCTATGCGGACCACGGAGGATATAGGGAATTCTGTTTCCGTTCTTCCTGTTTCCGGATCATCATATCTAATGCGAACCATCGGAAGGTAAACATCGTAGATACATGCGCCACAATCTGCTACTGCTTTGAAGAGCTTTTCATCTTTCATTAGCAGCAGTTGGATGTCATCACCGGAATAGGAATTATTGATAAGCGATTCAAAACTGCGGTTATGCAGTTGTATAAACCTGCCATCGGTGAAATAGATTTCCACCACCTCTTCCCGGTAATCGCCACTATCCTGGTTGAGATCAGTAATCTCATCCCATAGCGTTTTATTTGCGAAGTCCATCTTGCCGGAAGAATCTACCATCAGCCAATAAATTGACTTGAGCTGTTGCAGCATCATCTGCTCCTCTATTTTATCCATATACTATACTTCTTTTTCTGTTTGCAAAGGTAATACATTATTTTTTGATGGGCGGGACAATGAACCTAAAGCTTCTTTACCAGCAACAGCGGACCGCCTATACCGAAAGCCTTCACCACATAGCCAAGACGCTGGTACCACTGGAGAACGAAAGGCCCGCTCTCCTTATCATATTCCAACTGCACAGACTTGCATCCCAATTTCTTGGCTTCCTTCTCCGCAGTCTCCATCAGGAGGCGTGCCACACCCTGCTTGCGATATTTCTCATCCACCCAAAGGTTGTAGATGGCGCAATCGGCATGCTGATAATATTTATCCTTATACTCTCCAGGCTTCGGTATCTCCACCTGCACGGTGCCATGGTTGATTTCATCCACGACCACGATTTTCTTGTCACATTTCCAATCTTGAATCTGTATCATCATAATACTTAGTAAATGATTAAATGTATTATTTCTTATTAGTCATAATAAACATAAGATAAATCTTTCTTCAATTCAATATCCAATCCATGGTTACGCATAAGCTGCAGACAAGCTTCTTCCGTAAGATTCTGCCAGTCGATATTATCCTCGTCCTCTTCGGTCAGTGGTTTGGGGAGGTAATCTTTTATTTTCATAAACAGATCTTGCGTTTTCTCTATTCTATCCTTAGGGCAGAAATAAGCCTTGTAGTCAAAATAGCCAAACACCAAGCTTTGCCAAATCTTATAACTACGGACAGGGTCTACGATACGCACACATCTCAACATAGGGAAATGAGAAGACTCCACAGCCAATAAAGCATGAAAACGCTCCAAAGCTATAGCTTTTGCCTTACCACGATTAATGGCTGCCAAATAGAAGGAGAAATACCTAGAATCTTCCCCAGTCTTTGCGAACATGACAGCATCAAATATTTTGTTCCCGGAATTGTAAGAGAGGTTCAGCACTGAAATGTCTTTGGTTTCCAAAGACTCTCCTACGTAAATTTTGACTTCATACCAGTTTTCTTGTCGAAGCATCTGTTCATCGTCAATATCGTATTCCTCAACACTTCTATCACCGTCTTTATCAGCAAAGAAATCGGCTTTCTCTTTATCGGAAAACACTCCATCGATGTGGTAGTCACTATACTCGCCCGATGTTACCACGTAAGCGGTTTTAGGCTCATCGATTGGTGCCATAAACAGGGCATTGAGGGATGTTGCGGGAACGTGGTTCAAATTAACGATATACTCTACGTGGTATAATTCGGGACGTCTTGCGGCGAACTCTCTGCGCAGCAACGGTGCCCCGCCGTATGCCGGAGTACCGCTCGGACCAAAATCGAAATGGTCAAACACCTTGGGACCCGATTCATACATTACAAACAATTCAGGTCTCTCTCGATCACCTTTCACGTCCTCGATATACTCGCCTTTCGCCCAATCTATCGCATGGTAGAAATCCTCGTCGAGATACATATATCCATAATAGTCTTCTCGAAATTCCTCCTTGCCTTCTTCAGACAGGGTTTGCGCCTCGACATCGTAGAATCGGTCTTCATCCAGATAGCTAAACATATCTGCAAAATTTTTCACGATAAGGAGAGAATCATCATCGCAACAAACAATAAACGGCTTACTGAAATCAATATCAAAATCCTCATCAGTAATAGGGTGCCAAAGGGATTTTTTCTTTTCTACTTTTGTATATAAACTCATTTTTTATGCCTATTTAAAACCATTAATTTATAATCAGATGAATCTTATCTTCACAATCCTTGATAATCTCTATCGGACGGAAGTGCTTACCAAGGTACTTCTCTGGAACTTCATTCAGTGGACCCTCAAACAACATCTGAAGGTTGCGGGTATCGGGCAGAATCACATCAATGCTTACCTGGCAGAACTCGTCGATGATAGTACCTACAAGGTCACCTATCTTCAATGGCGAAGGGTGCAGCTTCTTCTCCTCCTTCTTGCTGAGAGGAGGAACGAATGACTTCTGCTTCTCGCAAATCACGTAAGGGGTCACGATACTCTTCTGCTTGGAAGCATCATCTGTAAAATCATTATACTTGATAGTAACAGCGTTAAAATTGCCGAGATAGTTAGCAGGGCAAGCCTGGATAACCTCTGCAAGGCTCGGCTTGAAAAAATTCGGTGAGCCGAAAGTATGCACTGCTTCAAAACTAGGCAGTACGCTTTTCACTTCCTTTGGGTGTTCCTTATTATATGAAGGCTCATCCCAGATACAGGAGTCACCAAACACATCTTTAGGCTTTGGATATTCTAAAAGCACAAACTCTTTTGCCTTAGGGTCATGCCGAAAACAGAAAACGCTGATACCTTCAGCAATCTTTTCTATCTGTTCCTTTGTTAATTCTATCTTTTCCATAAGCTATAAATTTTTATTTTCTTGACTTACCTACGGGCAAATAAAAAATCTATCTGAAATAGATAACAACCCGATTAAAATTATTGCCTACCGATGGAGTTTTCTTCTTCTCCTCGGGAGTTCCGCAACGATCCAGACTGAATGCCTGAAACTTTCTCGTTACCTGCATGGATGGATTATCTTCATTGTATATCTGCACGAAATCATATTGCTTAAAAATATATTCCATGCCTCCATCACCTGTAGGCTTTTCTGATAAAAGCAATTCTTTCTTCCACTCTGAGTTGAAAGGTACGAATGCTATGTTTACTTTTCTTTCCTTGTACAAAGGAAGCATAAAACAAGGGACGGGTATGCGCAAGAAACTCGCCATATCATTTCGGGGTTTGAATTTATCTATACTCATACGCTATAATCTTTATTTCATTTCTTTTCTGAGGTTGTCATAAAAATCCTTTGGACACATGCAATCCCAGAAGTTATCTGCCGGCTCATTGTATCTGTCACCAAAGAAATCACAGGCACAGTTTACGCTTGTCTGGTTGAAAGCGATTGCCTCTATATCATTTATGCTGTGAGTTTTAATAAAGGCACTCAGTTCTTTGTATTGTTGTGGATATATACCTCCACACTCATCAGCGACAACCTTTAAGCATTCAAGGTAAACTGGTATATCTTCGCCTAGAACCTTAGCAAAATCAAAGGTAGATCTGAACACCATCATTTCCTCATAAGTTAAGCGGAAATCCTTCTGCAGGTCCTCAATCTCCTTTCTGGATGAAGCATAGATCCAGCGACTTGCATATTCACCTTTTGCCCGCTTTTCTTTCACCCATTCCAAATCCAACGGTTTCCCATCAGCTCCTACGGGTACGTAAGATGGAAGATATTTCTTCTCCAAATACATCCAGAGGTGAGGCATTCCACCCCAAGCGTTGGGAACCTCTACGGCGAGTTTCCAGCACTTCTTTTTCTTCATTTTAACATATATCTCAAACATGATCTATTTAAAATCTTTAAAATGCGTCCTTATATTCTGCCTTGTTTACCCTTTGCCCCATCTATCTTTTTCATTTGTCCGTCCTTTAACTCATAACCGATTTCACGCAACTTAGACTCCAGTATCTTGACTTGAGCCAGGGATGCCAGCCGGATTTCTACACCATCGAAATTATTAGAAACAATATGAGGAGCGATTATGTTAGCAAAGCCTTTTGATTGCTCGCTATGGCGGCCTTTTGCATTCACATCGCCCACTGAAAGTGTAGCGCAAAAACCATCACTTTGCCATGAGAAATGAAAGGTAACCATCTTGTTCTCACGCCATAGATTACTCTCTACACAGATAAAATCTTTATTCTTCGTGTTATAATCTCCATGCGTTAAGAAATAAATTCTATCTTCCTGCAAGTCTTCAGGACGAAGAACTACAGTACCAATATTCTCTCCATACTCACAAGGCTTAACTCGATACTTGCAGTTCTCGGTATCTATATCACAATCCTCTGGGTCGAAATCTCGCCAATCAGGTTCCTCCAATGGGCGATACTCCACGGGCTTTCCTTCCTTGATGGCTTGCAGCACCTGCAGCAAGCCATCAACATCAAATAAATAATTCTTTTCCATAACTATTCTTCATTATTCTTTTCAATATATCTTTATTACCAATGCACATTTTTCTGGTATTCATCTCGTTCAAATTTATGCGAAGTTTTATTCCATCTGTACCACTGGTAATCTGTACGGTAATTGTAATTGTCTTTCTTGGTATAGAAAGACGTTACCACGCATAACCTTTTCATACAAAAATCGGGATGAGCCTTCACAAAAACTAGAACTTGCGCTATAGCTGCATCCGCATCGGCAACGGAGAGAAACTGCTTCATGTGTTCTGGGATAGGACGCATAAAGTATGTTTTACCTTCGCATGCCGATGGGTTTGTATAATAAAGATTGGCGTAAAACGTTTTGTAATTACTTTGGGATGCTGCCATAAGCTTCTATACTTAGTTATTATTTCTTTTTATAGATGTGGATGTATTTGGTGGAAAGCGTTCCGTAATCTGCATAACCTTTTTCTACATGCCACTTATCGGGATTTTTACTAGCCATTCTTTCTACCATCTCGTCGTAACTTATGCTAGATTGAACTAACTTAGTACCGACAACAACAAAGCTAGACTCTTCGTCGTAACCAGCAATAAAAAAATTACCACCTAAAAGATCTATCTCACGCCCTTTATAGAGTTCCCAAATCTCTTTAACCGTCAATCCGGAAATATCCTCAAACTCGGAATCGCCAAGCACAGGAGTATTCTTCTGCTCCGTTCTCTCCTCGATAGGCTCTACCTCTAACTTGATATGCAGTTCTAATTCCTCACGCTCTCTTTTGCCCTTTAGAACTCTGAGCTTCGCTTTTCGCCAGCTATCAGCCCAGCCAACGAGCAGGAGACCTACGGAGAAACCAGCCAATACCACGATAGTCGCCTCTAAGCAGCAATCGTATATCTCCTGCGATAGAACGCAAGGATGGGTATAGGTATTCTTTAACTTGCCGAAGCCATAGATAAGGACAACAGCAAGGATGGGTACCAAAATCGCCAACAAATTAACGCCTATAACCTGAGCGTAATACTTCAATTTACTTTTCATAATTTTCTTTTTGTTTTGATTCATAAATCTTTCTTATCTCATCGAGATTTCTGACACACAAATCTCTATAAGCACCTTCAAAAATTTCAGCCTGCTTATACATACTATCCTTTACCATGAAACGGCAATCAAGACCGCGTGCCAGGGTTTTAATCGCGATAACGAAACCGACAAACTCGTTCGGATCATATCTGTCCTTCTTGATAGGCGACTGGGCACCGATGCGTATCTCGTCCGTAATCTGATATGTTTTCTTGATTACTTCCGATGCGGTATGAATACTCGTTATTGGCTCTAAAGACACAAAGGTCTTAATCTTGTATTCATCATGCAGTTTGCGCAGGGCTTCGATACATTCCTCAGTAGAAGGAGCATTAGGCTCCAACTTATCTTTGCCGGTGATAGTAAAACCGATGGTGAGGTGGCGGGCTATATCCTTACAATCTGTTGTAAGGCCTCGAAGTGTACACTTCCACAAATCAGTCTGCGACCAATTTACGTTTTTTGTTAATATCGTGACCGGAATACGGTCGAATAGTAAATGTAAAACCGTCCCATGCAGGATAAGCATATCTGCCTCTATATCGAATGGGTCGCAAGTGAAAGAGAAAAAGATACCGCCATCCTGACGTAATTTATCTATTCCTATCTTCTCTAAATCCTTCAAGATAAGAACATGGGTGGCAACGAGACTTTCATGGTCCACAACACTTTTCTTAATAGCATCATGTGCAGTCATATTATTTTTCTTCAGATATTCATTGAGCTGCTTATCTCGCTGCTTAATGATAGGTGCCGCCAGTTCCGGCTTATCGCCGAATACGTGGCTCAATACCCCTCTGCGGTTATAACAATATGTGCAACCGTTAGAGCAACCATGATATAGATTGATTGCCCACTTGGCATATTCGCCAGCCGCACCCTGCGGCTGGTAAATCAATGCTCCCTTTACAGGAGTTTCTTTTGTTTCTGTTTCCATAAGCTACTTTTTTTTTTCTGTTATCACAATATCGCCATTACTATCTATCTCTACATTGCAGTCTCCAAGATCGTACCAATAATCGGGAAACATAACGGAGATTGTCTTATGGGGCATAGTGTGGCGAAATGACAGGTTAGCCATTAATCTACGTTTGGTTATCGGCGGTCCGAATAGACCGAGACGAAGCCTGTCTCTCGTCTGAAATTCACGTTTTGGAGCTGTAAAGTAAACGGTTCGTGCTCGGTAGATACTATGGAGCTTGCCGACGAAATAGATAAAAGCATCATCCCTTGCATTTTAAAAGACAGGGTTAGATAACAACTCTTGCTTTGTCATACGCTACATTTTTAAACTTTTACATTTTATTGTTCAAACGCTACATTTACAGACCTTCTTCTTACTTCCTTAATCTCTATATCGCCGTTTCTTTTAAGTCTTACATAGCAATCTCCAGTTGGATAGTACCAGCCGGCATATACAACAGAAAGGGTGTACCAGTCTTCTGCCTTCAATAAATCTTCATTCGAGAGCAATTCTTTTTTCGTTATCGGATTTCCTCGCCTGTCGAAATAAATAAGACCTTTTTCGTGAGATACGGTTAGCGGAGTTGAGAGACGGCTACCGAAAAGTCTGCTTCCTCGATAAGGAAGCGGCAAGAAGAAGAACTTTGCATCGTCTCCCGCTTTTTGAAAAGCACGAGACTCCAGTAATTCTTGCTTTATCATACGCTATTTCTCTTTTTCCTTGTTATCTTCTTCCATGAGGAAACCGATGCCGGAATGGATGTTACCCAACTTGCGAAATCTCTTAGATAATGTCAAGACGTACTGACTGAAAGGCTCTTCGCTAATATCCAACTCGAAATCTTCATCCTCATCTGGCTTATGATGTCTTACGTATCCTTTACCAGGAGTATAGACGAGGCGATGATAAACACCAGCATGGCAGAGATAGAGACCACATTCTTTATGATGAGAGAAAATACTGTCAGGATTCTCTAAGTAGCAGAGAAGCACGTCGCCATCATAAATAGGGATGTAAATCCTTCTATCGTCATCGACTCCATCGTACTTTGTACTTTCTATCTCGTCTGCCTGTCGTGACATACCGACAATCTCGAAACCGCTATTCATCATGTCGGTGACAGCCGGAAAGGTTTTCGGGTCTGTTATGTTGAACTCCTGTTGAACCAACTTTTCGCCTGGTTTGCGGAAACTTACAAGAATATACTTGTATCTTGTTTCAGGAGAGTGTAGCTCTACGAAGAAATCGACACGATCATGCTTATAGGTAACATAGGCTTCCTCAGCAATATCCAGGACGCGCTCCAAAGCTGCCGAGTTCTTATAGTTCACCATATAATATTCCTTCTTCATCTTCTGAAGAACAGAGTACATATTCATGGCTTCGTTCTCATCAATACCATACTTTTGACAGATGTACTTGTATTTATCAGGGCGGACCCCATCTGCCAACTGCTCTAGGTTGTACATAGTCTTCATTGCGGCTAGGTACTCTTTTGCTTTTATAAGATAATCGTTATTCTTTGCCATATCTTTTTCTATTAATTTCTTTGTTACTAATTATTACTCTTCTTTTCTTTTTTTTCTAAATCCTCACTCTGTTCAAAATTCTTATTCCAGCAGATGATGGTACCATTTTCGGGTATTCTGTCTACGAAACCTGGGCAGCACCAGCATTCAACGGAATCTGTTCTGACAGGATCATGGTTTACCTCGTCTTTTTCTCCATGAGGACACGGAATGTTTTTAGGGTACTCCGTAGCTACGACTTTTATTTTATTATAAGCTGAACGAAGTCTACACTTCAAAGTATTAATCTCTTCACGCAGCTTGATAATCTCTCTTTCCAAATCGCTGTTGCGTTTATACATCCTATAAGCGGCATTACCCGTCAATCGTTCGTACTGTTTACGAAAACGATGGTTGGTGTACTTACGAAAGAATTTAGACTTACTGCCCGATTCTATGATAAGGTCAAAGATAAAACCTGCAATCTTCTCCTTTATCTGATTCATATTTATCTTCATACGATCATCCTTCTTTGCTACTATTAATAAGATCCTCATATTCACCAATCGTGATTTCCGTGAAATCGGAGTTGCATTTCTCTGCTCGGATGCTATCATCGAAGAAGGCAAAAATGCGGTCTTTGCAGCGGAGAAGCTGAGTGATGGAGATA